GTGGCACCTTCGGGGTGGTCAACGACTCCGTGGTCGTCGGTCGTCCAGATGCGACCAACGCGCAGTCGGTGATCATCGGACGGATCGCCCAAGCCACCGGCTCGCAGGCAGTTGCGGTCGGCAGAGGGGCCATTGCCGCAGGATCCAGCACCGCGATCGGACACAGTGCGACTACGGCAACATATCAAAACAGTGTCGCCCTCGGCAAAGGGGCGACCTGTACCGCAGCCAACCAGATCATGCTCGGACGCTCGTCGGAGCATGTGGCTGTCCCCGGCACGGGTTCCGCCACCAGCACCACCACTGGCGCACTCCGCGTAGCGGGCGGCATCGGTGTGGTAGAGAACGCGGTTGTCGGCGGGGAGATCCGTGCTGGCAGCACCATCTACACCGGCTACCTGCTGAACCTGGGCGGCAACCAGAACCTGATCTACGCTCGCCGGGACAACACCCTGGGTGGCAGCTTCATCGTGACTGCGAGCAGCGCAAGTCCCACCATCTGGCTCGGGAGCCAAAGCGGAACAAAGCGGGTGAAGTTCGGTTTCACGAACCAGATAGATGCCGCAACCGGCGTCCTGGTGATGGGGTTGGGGACAGGTGACCCAGCCGAAACCGATCTCGGTGTGGTGGTTTATCGCGATAACGGTAGGGTCAGAATCAACTCAACCGTTGCCGCCACCACCACCACCAGTGCCGCCCTCTATGTGATCGGCGGCATCGCCACCGGGAACGGCATCGTCCAGGCGGCAGCCAGTTATCACTACTTCGGTGATGTGGCGACGGACGGCTCCTGGCGGGTCGGTCGCAATGGCGCGGGACTCGACTTCGACAAGCGGGTGGCCGGCTCGTATGTGAACCAGTTCTCCTTGCCATACGCGCCACCGGGTGCGCCGGTGACGAGCGTGTTCGGCCGGTCAGGCGCGGTGCTGGCAGCAGCTTCCGACTATGATGCCTCGCAAGTGGACAACGACAGTCTGGTGACTGGCACATTCGTCTCCGATGCGCTCAACACCCTCGCAGGCGATCTGACGGATCTGGCGGATACCGTCAATGACATCGACGGCAGGCTGACCACTGCGGAGGGTGCGATCAGCACCCTGCAAAGCGATCTTACCACCCTGCAAAATGTGGTCAGTGACATCGGGGACGATGTCTCGACCCTCCAGGGTGAGATGGCCACCATCCAGGGATATGTCTCGACCCTCCAGGGTGAAGTCTCGACTCTCCAGGGTGATGTCTCAACTCTCCAGACTGATGTCTCGACGCTGACCGGATGGAAGACTACCCTGGATGCCACTTCGGGGCTGATCCTCTGCGATGGGTTGGGCGGATATTCCGGCATTGGCCTGACGACTGATGCCGATGAGTTCCTCAACGGGGCCGGATCCTTTGCAGAGGTGCAGGCTTCCCAGGTATTGGACGACAGCACCTACGGTGGTTCTGGCCAATACCTCGACACCACGGTCGATGCTCTCGATGGGCGACTGTCGGCCATCGAAGGCGCGAGCAAGGGATACGGTGAACTCTACGGAGATCCCGCCGATATCAGTTTCTCCGCGGCATTGACCTGGACGGACCTTGACATACCGACTTCGGTCATGCTCAACGGCATGACCGCCGATGGCAGTGGCGGTTTGGTGGCCAGCCGATCGATGATCGTGCGATGCGTGGCGCAGATCAGTTGCGATTTGAACGCCGCGCAATCCGTGCAGTTTGCCTTCCGCCAAAACATTGTCGGTCCACCGCCTTCGGCATCCGTCATCACGAAGGCCACGGGCCAGATCGACTTTGCTTTAGCCGCTGACACGAAATCCATCACCATTTCGTGCGTTCTTACGATGCCTGCGGATAGCACCATAAGCGTGTGCGCCCAGCAGATGAGCGGCACCGCCACCCTTTCCTTCGTCAATGTGAACTTCAGCATCACGGAGATTTGATATGCCAAAGAAATACGGACCGAACCTCGCTCCCGGCGACATCCGCGACCGTTGCTTTCGCGTGACCATCGACTGCCCGAACCTGCTGGAGAATCATGAAGCGATTCCCGTCATGCAGATCGAGGAGGAGCAGGCGGTCCTGCTGTCCGACGGGGCGACGGAGATGACCGTCCGCAAAGGCAGTGACCACATCGATCACCCTTACGACGGGGAGCAGATCATCGCTCTCCGTGATCCGACCACCGACCAGCCCACTGGCGGAACGATGACCGGCGCCGAGGTCTTTGCGGTCATCTATTCCGCGGTGAGGCAGGTCCAAACCGACAAGGAAGATGAATGAGCAAGCAGAAGAACCCGCCCAAGCCCAAAGCGCAGGAGGATGAAGGCCCGACTCCCACGCAGGCACTGGACATGGTCCAGGCGATGCTCCAACTCTACATCGAAGAGTTGCAGCGTCATGGTGTGTCCGAGGGCTATGTCAACGGCAAGGCCCAGGTCGCCAACGCCTGCCTCTCACGGCTCCGTGCGGCCATCGCGCCGCCCGCGCCTCCGAAGGTCGAGGGATAACCCGTCATGGGCGACATCGAAACTGCGCGGGTCGAACGGATAGTGGAACGGGCAGTGGAACTCCACCAAGCCCGGTGCCCGGCCGTCCGTGCCGTGGGCGATGCGCTCAAGGACATGGTGGACGCAGTCCATGCTGTGAAGTCGGAAATGTTGCAAGCGTTCGCTGAAACCAATGCCAGAATGGTGCGAGGCGAAGGGGTTTTCGCGTTGCACCAGCAACGGATCGAGTCGGTAGAGAGGAGTCTGGACGACATCAAGAAGAACCAGACCTCCCTGACCGGATCCATCATCAGACTGCTGATCGCCATGCTCGCCGGGGGCGGGTTCGGCGCGGCGGTCGTCAACCTCATCCCGTAGGAGGAACCATGAGCGAAGGACCAGTCAAGAACGGATCGGAAACCAGCGAATACAAGGTCACCAAGTGGACCATCATTCTCAGCGTCATCGCGGCATTGGTCGGCATCGTGCAGGCCAATCTGCCGAGCATCATCGAAAAGCTGCCGGAAGGCGGCAAGGCTGCCGCTGCCGGCGGCGTCATCCTGGCCATCGCCGGTGTGGTCGGAAGCGTTCTGGCCACCCTGGGGTACAACGCCGGCCGGGTGAAGCTCAAGGCCCCGTTGACGGCAATCACCCAGGATGCTCTCCGCCTCCAGATCGCGAACCTGGAAGCGACGAAGGCGAAGACGCAGGCTGATGCATTGCGTTCCGCCGGCAAGGAAGGCGGTTGATGCTGGGCGAGATCATCCGGGCCATCGGGGAGGCGCTTGCGCCGATCTTTCGCGAGATCATCCCGGTGTTCTGGAACATCCTCCGCCAACCCGAGGATGCCAAGCCGATCCGCGCCACCCCGGAGCAGGATCAGTTGACGAAGGAGGTGAACGATGCGTGGGACCGCGTACTTGATCGCAGCCGTGCTGCTGGTGATCCTGACCGGGTGTGTCCGCCAGATCGAACTGGTTGAGGATCCCACGGTGATCGTCCAACTCGCGGAGCCGGTCAGTGCAATGGTATGGATCCCGGATCCTGAAACCGGGAAGTTGTTCAAGGCGGAGCGCATCATCCCGGCCGGGAAACTGATCGTGGACCGGCGGTGGAAGAAGGGGGACGACGATGCCAGGTAGTGGGTACGCCCAGCAGGTCGCGGGGACGATCACCAATCAGGCTCAACGGGGCGGACCCGTATCCGGTGTTGCCGACATGGCGACCGGAGCCATGGGCAGCTTCGTTCCCTGGGCGGAGATCGTCCGTCAGATCGTAGGCCATGTGGTGCGTGGTGGGTCTGCTGCGCTCCGCTACACCTCGACCCGCCGGGCGGCGAAGTCTGCGTGGGACCAGGCGCAGATGACCAACCTCCTGGGCATCATCGACATGCAGTTGGAGAAGCAACGCCAGGAACTGCGGCGGTCGGCGATGATGGACACCCTTGCCAAGATCGATGAGGAATGGGGGACCGCCCCTGGAATCAAGGCTGGGGCCAATCGCCAGGCGATCCGGTCGATCATCACGCAGATCGAACGCGCCGATGCCGAGCGAGCCGCCAATCTTCTGACCACCGAGGCTGCCACCGCATCCCGGCGGGAGCGCCAGCGGGAGTCTTCCCGAGGGGTCGGAGGATCTGTCGAGGAGGCCGGTGTCCGTCATCGGGCCGCAGGAACCGCCGTCGCCGCCGGTCAACTGGCGACCCGGCGCGAACGGTCCGGGGCAGCCGCCGAACAGGAAATATCCGCCAAGCGTGGCACGGCTCGACGCATGGCTCGCCAGCCCATCGATTCCATGCGCCCGGACTTCACCGTGAGCCGCGGCATCCTCCAGAAGATGAAGATCGATGAGGCGGCGGAGCAGACTCCCTATGCGGTGTGGGACCGCACCTTCCAGCAGGCCGGCGAGGGCCTGGGGGCCGGAATGGAGATCGGAACATCGATCTACGACGAGGTCCAATCGGAGAAACTCGCGAAAGCCGAGAAGGAACGCCAGGACAAGCTGGACGAGATCGCCAGGATGTTGCGGGAGGGTGCAGCATGATGCAAGGTGGATTCGCCGGACTCAACCGCGCCATCGGCGAGGCGAGTTACGGTCTGATCGATAGTCTCACCGCTCGCGATGTCGGGGAGCGGGCGAAACGCATCGGCGGCGACATGGCTGCGGCCGACATGGTCTTTCGGGCGTTGGAGAACAAGGCGTACAAGGAGCGTCTCCAAAGGCGGAAGGACTATCTGTCCCAGGTGATGGGAGAGATTGATCCCAAACTGGCTGGGAAAAGGGCTGGGAGATCCCGTACCGGATTCGGCGGTCGTGCTGCCGGCCAGTTGGCGATGGCCCGCGCAAGAGGGGGTGGTGATCTGGCGGTCCTGGATGTGAGCCGATCCCTGCGGGAAGGTGCCGCATCCGATTGGGTCGAGCGCCTCCGTCGGGCGGGAGCCACCGCGGAGGAGAATGTGGGAGAAATGACCGGGCGACTCCAGGAAGGGGAGATGGACTACCAGGACTATCTCCGCAAGTTGCGGCTGGCGGAAAATGTCTACGGTGCGGTGTCTCAATCCCGGATGCGGGCGGGGGCCGCCGATGCCGCCCACACCAGCAACCTCCGCGAGGTCTTCGCCGGATGGTTCAGCCCCTATTGAGGAACCCATGCCGGAAGTCGGTCTGAACATCTATCACGAACCATATCTCTTCGGGATGAACCTCCCGCAGCGGTTCAGCCCGGACGCGGCTGCCTACAATCGGATGGAGGCGCAGTTCCTCCGCGCCGGAGAGAGTGAGCGAAAGATCGAGGAGATCGAAGCGGAAAAGCCAAGGATCGAACGGGCGAGAGAACGGGCTGCATTCCGGCTTGAGCAAAAGGCCAGGGTGGCGAAGTCGCGGTGGAAGATCAGTCCCGAGAAGGCGCGGGAGCGGGCCAGATCCATCGCCAACGCATTCGGTCGTCCGCGCCCGGCCGACCGGAAGCAGTTGTTCGATTACGAGAACAAGATCAGCGCCATGCAGCGTCGGATCCTGGATGATCCCGACCGCAAGTGGTCGTCGGAAGAGGTGGAGGAGGTCTTCGCCGGCAAGCCGGCCGAAGAGGAAAAGCCGCCGGTGGAAAAGGCTCCCCCGAAGACCGACTACCATGGCGGGTGGGTGTCCAACCTTTTCAGTCCCGTCTATTCGCTGCGAGAGGCGTTGGGACTGGCGCAACCTGGATCGAAGGGTGAGCGGAAGAAGTCGCCGGCCCAGACAGAGACCGGGAAGGATTCTCCACCGGAGACTGGCCCCAAAACCGCCCCATCCATGGTCGATGTCGCCGAGCAGAAGGCTGGCAAGCCCGACACCGCCGGCGCGGCCGGGATGAAGGGACCGCCCGGCGGGGTTGCGTCACCGGAAGGGCTGCGTGGCATCAAGCAACGGCAGGATGTCATCGGTCGCATCAAGATGGCGCGGAAGATCGAAGAACAGATGCTCGCCTCCGGTGTGAAGCTCCAGGATGTGAACCCGTTCCGCAGCGACATCCGTGAGCCGACCGAAACCGAGAAGAAGATCCGGGAACGCTTCCAGGATGCCAACCTGGGCGACAAGACGCTGGACGAAAAGATGGACGACTTTGAGGAAGAGGTGGCCGAGGAGTTGTCCGGTGCCGATCCGGCGGAGGTCCGCTACCTGACGAATCGTGAACGCTCGTTGCTCCTCGACCGCTGGCGCGAGTTCCAGGACGACTTCCAGGCCCAGGGCGGGATGCCGGCAGTGGAAGGCTTGAGCGAGAAGGAGCAGAAGAAACTGGACGAGGAACGCCAGCGCACGATCTACCCGAGCGGATCCATGCTGTCCTACCAGCCCACCGCAGCGAAAATCTCCGCCACCGCCAGCGGTCCGACCGTCAATCCCAGGTTGGTGAAGACCAGGTCGGCGAATGTGTTCAAGGGAACCGTCGAGGAAAGCGGGAAGGACATCCGGCAGTGGTCGCCGGACGCCATCGCATCGACCTTCGGTGCCATGGTTGACTACCAGATGGCTGGCGGTGGAAGGCCAGGGGAGCGAGTCTTGCCACAGGGCAAACAGGCGGGAACCTTGATGCAGGAGTTGCAGGGTGCCATCAAACGGGAGGGGATGCGATTCCCCGAGGATGGCAGATTGCTCACCTATCTCCGCCGACTGGCGGAGATCGATCCAGCCCGAGCGCAGGAGGAGGCGATGTCGCTGCGGTCATATCATCGGGCGTTGCAGGTCATCATTCCCGATGAGCGGGCGGATGCGATCCGTGCGGGCCTGGGGAGTGAGTGATGCCGGAACCGCTCACCAAGCCGGAACCGGAGATCGCGCCGGAAGCGGAACCTGATGTCGATCCGAAGATCAAGAAGCAACTGGCGTTCTTGATGCCGCAAGGACGACTGACCGGATCCGAGAAGATCGGATCATTGGATCAGTTCATCGATGCCAACGCTCCCTTTGCCCAAGGATCGATGGACGCTCAAAACTCGTTGCGGCGGCAGATCCATGAGGAGAAGTTGGATCGCGAGCGGGAAATCGCCGCATCTCTCCCAGGGCATGAGTTGCAGCGGTTGTTCGTCACCGGCTTGGTCACCGCCGCCACCCGGATGGGGCAAGTGTCGGCCGCGGTGAAGGGCGACCAGGACCAGGCCGAACGGTTGCAGCGGTCGGCGGAAGTGTTCCAGGGTGCGATCGAACGCCGGGCGAAAGACCCGGACAATGTCCTTCCCAACTATGTCCATACCCACGCCCCGCCGGCCATCGCGAACATCGGAGAAGCGATGGCGATGGGCTACGCATCCATCCCCTACTTCGCCGTCAGCACCGGCATCGATGCCTACAACCGCGCCAAGAAGCAGGGTGTGTCGGAAAAGCGGGCGATGATGCATGCCTTGGAACAGGCGTCTTACGAGGGTCTGATCGCCTATGCCGTTGGAAAGCTGACCGGACTCCACGGTCTGGAAGGGATCTCGACTGCTGCCAAGCAGACCATCGCCAAGGGATTTGGGAAGGGTGCCTGGGCGTTCGCCAAGGAATATGGGGTCGAGTTCGCCGAGGAGTTCGTCACCGAAGCAGTGCAACAGTTGGCGGAGGCGAAGCTCAAGGATCCCACCACCGATTGGACCGATCTCGACTGGCGATCCATCGGGGCGGATGTCGGGTTCGCCACGATGATCACCATGAGCGGCGTCAAGGCGTTTCAGGTGGCGGTCAACGAATCGGTCAAGGCGGGATCTGCCGTGTCCGATGCCGACATGGAGCGGTTGATCGACCAGGCGATGCCATCAGCCAGGCAGAAGGCGGTGGCGCGGGCGATCACCGACATTGCGCTGGAAACCGTGTCGGGAGCCGATCGGACCGTGATCCATGGCCAGCCGACCACCGGGGAAAAGATCGCCGACGGCGATCTCCGCCGGGAGATCAAGAGGTTGGTCGACTCTGGTGTGCCGATGGGCGAGGCTCGCCGGCAGGCAACGGCGGCCATCAAGGGACGGCGGAAGGCCCCAGCGAAGCGGAAGGCCAAAGCAAAGAAGGTGCGGGACGACGAAATCGGGCAGGAGGTCTCGCCTTCGATGGACCTGCCGGGTGGATCGGTGGTATCCCCTGCTCCGAATATTGTCGCCAGCCGCAGCCTCCGCGGTGAAACCTCGACTCCCGACACGATCAGCGTCCTGGAAGAGATCATGGCCGGCGAGGAGTCGGCCATCGAGTTCGCGGGTTCCGAGATCGCCCTGGAGACCTCCCGCGGCGATCTGCTGGTCCCGATTCCTGACCGCGACGGCGACCTGGAGATCAGCGGAGCCTTGGCCGAGGAAACGGCGCGGCGCGGTGGAGCGACGGTAGCCAGGTTGTTGGAACGGGGCAAGGACGGTCGCCTGCGCCGATCCAAGGTCGATGCCGACACCGATGGGTTCGACCTGGTCTACATCACACCCTTGTGGACGGGCGGCGATGCGGTGGCCCAGGCTGATGCCGCCCTGGGCGTCGTCGGACGCCTGCTGGCGTTCGCCGATGACACCGGCTCCCCTCCGCGAGCCAAAGAAGCGGTGGCCCCCGCCAGAGTGATGCCGGCCCAACCGGCCCCCCAGATCGAGCCGGATGAGATCGTCCGGGAGCCAGGCCCCCCAGCCCCGAAGGCCCCCGCGGCAGCTTCCACAGAGGTGGAGGAGGGTGTCGGCCAGGAAATCCTGGGCCTGGAACCGGAGGAGGGCGAAATCCAGCGCACCGCTGGAGAGGACGGGGCAGGCTTGGAAGTTCCGAACGCCGAGGTGTCCCAGGAGGGGGTGGAAAAATCTCTCGTCCTGGACGATTCCAGCAGGTTGCGGCAATCAAATCCAGACGGAAACGATCCACTTACCGGGAACCCGATTCCAGGTTCGTCGGAGGGGGTGATTGAATCGGTCGATCCGTCCGACGAGGTGACTTCGGAAGACCTTGCCACCCTGGCCGACATGGCGGTCCATTCCTCCGGTCCCGTCCAGCGGATGGCGGTCGATTCCGCCATCGGCAGGATCACCGCATCATCCTGGTATGGTGTCCACCCGACGGCGCTGACCGACGCCCAGGTCGAGGCGCTCAACCCATACCGGGAGATCCTCCGGTCACTGACCGATGGCGATGCGGTGGCCGACCAGCGCAAGGCGGAGGCTATCCGGTCCTTGATCGCATCCTCGATCAAGGATGGCCCGGCAGTGGGTTCCCCGGAGTTCAGTGCTGCGGTCGATGAGATCGCGAACACCATGCAACCGTCTGATGTGCGGCTGGTCACAAAGGGGCAGACGCGACCGATCCCGGTCCCGGCAAAGCGGAAGAAGGCACGGACCAGGATCCCCGAACGGTCCTATGGCCCGGACATCCTCAATGCCATCGAACAGGAGGGCGGAATCGCCAGCAAGCCCCGCGGTTACAAGGGCGGCGAATACGACGAACAGCCGACTTTCAAGGGCGTCTACACCTCCGTCATGTCCCGGTCGGCGGATCGCGGATCCAACAGTCCCGACCAGATCGCGGCACGGTTGCAGACCATCGGCATCGGCGACGGCACCACCAATGAAATGTGGCGACTGATCCGGGAGGCGCTCGCCAGCCGCGCCGACGAGGCGCAGCGGACGAAGGAAGACGAAGACCTGCGGATGGAGTACGAGCGGAGGCGGGCCGAAGAGGTGGCCATCGGTGAATCGGCGACCTACGCGGAGGATGGCGAAACGGCAGCCGAAACCCTGGACCGCGCCGACGACGAGTTCGATGACGAGTTGCCATTCGATCTCATCATGCCCGGAACCGCGCCGAACAAGACCGCGATCTTCCAGCAGATCCTGCAACGGAGCGTGGGGAAGTACGGGACCATCTATCGGTCGCCAGATGGGGTCGTCACTGTGCGGGCCAAGAACGGCGAATACATCCGGTTCACTCCGCGGACGGAACCGACCGACCAACCCGGTGCCGGTGGAGCATTCCGCGGCCTGGTGGTCAATCCCCAAGGATCGGTGACCGCCGAGGTCGATGTCTACCCTGGGCAACTGGTCGGCACCTACGGGCATGAGTTGGTGCATGTGTTCCGGGCCATGGGTCTGATCACCGATGAAGAGATCGACCGAGTCGCCAAGGCATCGATCAGGTCGGGATGGCACCGTGACCTGACGCCACGCTACGAAGAGGCGTATGCCGGGATCTCCGAGGAACGCCGGAAGCAGATGATCCGGGAAGAGTTGGTTGCCGATGTCATTGAGCGGTTCAGCGACGGTCGCCTGGTCGAGGAGGGTGGTAGCGTCTTCGCCATCGACCCGACCACCGGGAAGCGGACCGCCGTCGCCATCGCCCCGACCTTCTGGCAACGGATCGTCCGCTGGATCGATGACATGCTGGCCCTTCTGCGTGTCGGCCGAGGATCGCGGCGGAAGCGGATGGCAGAGGAGGAGTCATACCGGCTGGCGCTTCGCGAGGGTGCGGCGATCTCCCGCGGCGAACCCATGGCACGGCAGCCGGACTACCGTGAGCGGATCCGCGACCTGTCCGACCTGGAAGCCAAGCGCCGGCGAGAGGACTTCGGGGAAGCGGTGGCCGCAGCATGGTCACTGGCGAAACCGACGGACGCCATCGACTTCGACGCGGTGAGATCGTTCGGCACCACCACCGATTGGCGGAAATGCGGGTACATCGCGCCCAACGGTGACATGCTCGACTTCTCCGAGGAAGGGCATGACATCCGCACCCGAGATCATCGGGAGGTCGGTGGCCAGAAGGCGATGCAGCAGTTGATAAACCTGGGCTACATCCGCGTTCAACCGGAGATCATCGCCGTCGAGATCGGCGCACCACCGACCGAGTCGCAGATCCGCCGGCTCATCGACCTTGCCAACTTCTCCCGTGACAACGCCAAGTATCTCACGGTGGAAGTGATGGATGGATTGGGTCGAGAAGACAAGGACTACGGTGGGTACTTCCGCGGGAACCGGGTGGATGGCCAGGAGTTCCATCCCTGGCAACCGAGCGCCGCGGTGGTCGGGATGATCCAGAAGTTCTATTCCGCCACCCGCTTCCAGTTGCCGAAGGAGCAGGGCCGGCTCGCGGCGTCCCTGCGATACGCCGACGCCATCGCCGGGATGACCGCCGATTCATCGAACACCATGATGGCGGTGGCCTGGGCCAAGCGCCTGCTTGGTCGCAGCGATGCCGATGTGTTCCTGGCCACGATGAAGGACATCGTCGGCCGGGAGGACGACTACACCGCGATGGCAACCATGGCGGACCGTGCCTATCGCGAGGTGGTGAGCATCTTCGATGTCGCCATCGCGACCAGGCAGAAGCCGAAGAAGCGGAAGAAGATGTCCCCGGAGGTGGAGGAGGAGAGGGAGAAGTCGCTCAATGATGATCGCAACCCTCGCGAAGATCATCCCCTGCTCCGACTGATCGCCGGGGCCACCGTCGAAATGCGGGAAGGCGACCAGATCAGCAATGTCCTCGCCGACTATATCGGGGGACGGATTCCGAACCTCCGCATCCAGGACACGAAGGTGCTGTCGCCGGCAGACGCTGCGGTGGCCCTGGCGGCGATCCGCAGCCCCCTTTGCGAACACATGGCTTTCCTGGTGGTGGATGTGTCTGGACGGCAAATCGCCATGGATGTCTACAGCATCGGGTGCATTTCTGGAACGGAAGTGCCATCGACTGCTGCCGACTACCACAGCATCCTCGCTGCGGTCAGAAAAGCCGGTCCGGGGGCGACCATCTACTTCGCGCACAATCACCCAAGCGGGTTGGTCGAACACAGTGAGGCTGACACTGCGGTCTATCACAAGTTGGCGAAATGGGCGAAAGACCATGGTGTCAGTTTATTCGGACTGGTCCTGGACGGGGACCAAATATCGGTCTACGATCCCGGCGTAGAGTTCCGGTGGAGCGTCCGGTCAGTGAAGATGCCGGCGTATTCTTCTGGCGTCACCGAGCATCGCCCAGAGGCGAAGAGTCCAGAGGCGGCGGCAGAACTGCTCAAGACCATCAGCACCGATCCATCGGCGGTTATTGCACTGATGACCGATACCAGGGGCAAGGTGAATGGCGTCCGCGTCATGGAATGGAGCTTCACTCCCCAATCGATCATCGATGCGATGGCGGAATGCATCGCATACAATACCATCCTTGCCACCCGCAGCCAGCAGACCTACGAGCGGATCACCGACCGGGCAATCCTCCCGGATCTTCCCCGCGGCGTGGTGGACATCGTCTTCCTCGCGAACGATGGGACCGTGTTGTCGTTCCGGCGCGAGAAGGCGAACCTGTGGAACCTGGTGGGGAGCGCAAGGCAGATGGTCGAGCAACCGGCCGACCGCTACATGCCCGAAGCGCAGGATCCGGCGCTCAAGAACCAGTTGCACCTGTTCGGTGATGGCGAGGTCGGTCCAGCCCCGGCCCCCGAGAAGATCCAGATGGAGATCCCCGACGGCACCGAAAGGTCGTGGAAGGAAGACGCCCATCGGATCATGCGGCAACGCGACGAGGGCCAGAAGACCCTGTTCGATGAAGGAATGACCGAGGAACCCGGCCAGACGACCCTGTTCCATCTTCCCCGGCGAGCGCCGGACAGGATCTTCATCCGTTCCGGGAAGGTGGTGGTGAGGAACGACGGTGCCAGCGTTCCGCTGGAGGATGTCCGAGGAGCGCATGTGATCGATCTCTCCCGGAAGGGAAGGAAGGGGTCGATCAGCGTGTACGACCGAGGGGTGGTGAAGTCGGCCACCTTCGACCTCGACTCCATCCCAAAGGGTTTCTTCACCGTGATGTCGAAGCATGCCGCCACGCCATGGGGAGTGGTCGCTGCGCGGAGCCTGCTGGTCCGGGCCGCATTGCTGGAGGCGCTCGACCCGAAGGCGGCGAAGACCAAGGGGTACAGTATTGCGTGGCCGGCATGGGCCAAGGGCGCATTGCAGGCCCAGGGGACGCTGGAACGCAAGCTGCGTCTGCTGCTCGACGCAATGAGGACAAAGCGGGAGTTGGCTTTCTTCGCCGCAGCCACCAAGCCCGAGGTCGCCATCAGCAGTTCGCAGATCAACTGCGACCCGAGCGATGGCTGCGCCCAGGAGTGCTATGCCGCCAACAACCTGCGGCAGACCTTTGAGGCATCGCTGATCATCAACGAGATCATCGACCTGGTCGCCGCCCATCATCCCGACGAGTTGGGAACCTATATTGCCAAGAGTTTCATCGCCGAGCGTGGAAATCTGGAACCCTTGCGTTTCCACGACCGGGGCGATGGCGGCGACCATTGGGCCAGGGTGATCGCGGCGATGAACGCCGCCGGCGTCCGGGCGCATGTGTTCAGCAAGCGTCCGTCCTACCTGTCGAAAGTCGATGATCGCAACATCCGCCTATTGAGCATTGATCGGACCAACATCGACAAGGCCAAGGGCAACGACCTGGACATCGCCTATGTCTGGAAGGACGCGGAAGACCTTCCTCATGTCCGCCGGATGGAGAAGCGCATCCAGGTGGTTCTGCCGATCCGCAGCGGTGGTCGTCTGGTGGCGAAGGACATCGACAAGATCCCGGAGTCGCTGATCCCCCACACCTGTCCGATCGACAAGGGCGATGCCACCATCGGGATCGCCTGGAGATCAGATCCGACATCGCGGCAGTGGACCTGTCCGCGGTGTGACCATGCCAACCGGGGATGCGCCCGTGGTCAGCAGACCATCGACCGCATGCCGGCCAAGACCATCAGTCAACTGTTCCGCGAGGTGTTGGAACAGGGGGCCAGGGAGGGGTTGAGCAATGACGAAATCAGACGACTCTTCGACGATGAACGACGGCGGATCACTGGCGGGACTGCCGGAGAAGCAGCAACGGCAGATCCTGGCAAGCGTGTCCCTGCACCTGGACGACCTGGTCGCCGCACGAAGGGGCGAGACTCCGGGGACGCCAGCCACATCGCCCGTTTCGCCCTCGACAAGCAAGCCAACCCGGTCTGGTACTCGCAGTCCCGTGCCTTCCTGACCGATCCCAACAGCAAGATGCCACGACGCGGGACCGGCGAGCGCATGCTCGGCTGGCTCAAGAATCACGGCATCGGCAACGAGGAGTTGTATTGGTCCGGCTTGTCGGAGTTGGATCCGAAGAAGGAAGTCAGTCGCGAGGAAATGCTGGCGATCATGGACGGAGATCCCATCCCCAATGTGCGGATGGAGGAGCATCGGGTGCAAACGCGGGCCGGCAAGGAATCCGCGTTGTTCGTCGCCGATCTGCAACCTGGCGGGCAAGTGGAGTTGGGCGTCCGTCGCGCCCTCCTGGAAGCGGCGATGAATGGTTACGACAGGCTGGCGTGGCCCACGGAAAACGACAACACCATTCCATTGATCATCAAGAAAACCCTGCGGTCCCTGGGGGTGAAGGCTGAGACCGAGGATGTCGAAATCCCCGTCGCGGAAGCGCCGGGCGGTCGTGTTCCGGGAGGACCGGAGTCGGTCACGGTCCGGTCGATCCCCATCACCGCATCGGCGCGAGCCGCGATGGAGGCTGCCATCCCCATCAGTTGGCAACTGCCGCCGACTGCCACCATCGATCATTCCGCCGGCATCCAGGACGATCGGTCGATCCGGGACCAGATCCTGCGCCTGGCGTCGGGCAACGGTCGCACGGTGCTTGCCCTGACCTCACCCTGGAGGGAAAGCGAGATCGAAAGATTGAGCAGTGACCCCGATGCCGCGCAGCGCATCGCCGAGGCGCTGATCGCCAGGCCGATGGAACCAGGTTTCTGGTCGAACGCCTGGGAGTGGGTGAACGGGTTCTGGTCGGAAAGCCGGCGCACCTTCAAGCAGTTGGACGAGGCGAAGCATGCGATCCTGGTCGAACGCCTCAAGCGACTCTACAACGAGATCGATGCGGCCCCGATTTGGGCGGTCCGGCAGATCGCCGATTGGCAACGCCACCTGACCGATGCCGAGAAGGTCGACATGGCCCTGGGTCTCGCCCTGCCGGATGTCATCCGCGAGTTGGAGGCGGATGATGGTCTGTACGCCGACAACCCTGGCGGCATCCCCTTCTACGGGCGCGGACAGGACGAGGACCGCAGTGTGGTCGAGATCCGCCGGATCATCGAAGCGGACCTCGCCGCGGTGAACGAGCGCATGACGCCGGCGGTGGCGCGGGCGATCCAGTCCCGCGAGGATTGGCACCAGGAGTTCACCGCCGAGTTGGTCGAGGCGTCCCTGCTCCAGCGTGATGTCCTGGCCGACCATCGCTACTTCCACCGGATGGTCATCAAATACCTGGACGACCGCGCCAAGGGGGGCATGGTCCGGTCGGGAGTGCGCGTGAAGAAGGTGCCGGCGCAGTACGAGCGTGTCGGCGGCGGAGACTTCTCCCTCAACTACCTCATGGCGGAAATGGAATGCATCGCATCGATGCAGATCCAGTTGTCGAAGTTGTCGTTCCTGGCCGAGGTGGACCGGAGGTATGGCGTCCAGCGTGACCTCAAGCGCCAGGCCGACAACCTCAACCGATCGAACATGGTTGAGGTGCTGGTGGCGCAGGCGGTCGCCGGGCAGAAGGCACCCATCGATGTGGAAACGATGGCGATGATCCGCCAACAGGCGCGAGAGTGGGACAAGCCGTACCGCACCCGCATCGCCATGAACAACCAGTGGTTGATCGAACGCATCGCCAAGGGTGAGTTGATCGGGACGCCATTCGCCGATCTGGAGGAAGAGGCGCGGAATGCCCATGCCCAACACCTCGAGGATGTCGAGCAGTGGAAGGACATGCATGCCGACGAGGATCCCGCGGACCGGCCACCACGACCGTCGCTTCACTTCGACCATGAGGATTGGTTCCCCTTCCTGGCCTACCTGGCATCGGGCAAGCACGGCAGCATCGAGGTGGTGCATCGGAATAAGGACGGCAGCGAGGAACGGGAGGTCACCGATCCAGCCCGCAACGCTTTGAGCGTCTTCTCCGCCATCGCCGAGCGGCAGAAGGAGATCAAGAAGACCCTGGGCAAGAAGTTCCTCACCTGGAAATCGCTGGCGCAGCAACTGGAGGGCTACCGTCTGTGGCAGCCCAAACCCGGCCTGCTGGTGGTGCCAGGGTTCAGCGTCTCCGACCAGATGGTAGGCGAAGTGCTGGACCAGATCGGCATGACGACCGATGAGGATCTGCTTGCGACGATGCCGGACACCTGTTCGATCAAGGTCGGGAAGCTCCACCGGGCCAGCCTGGTGGTCGGTCTGCGTCCGCAATGGTGCCTGCCCGAAGAGGTGGCAGACCAACTGGACGAGTTGGAGACCACCTTCATCGGCGAACATGCCAAGACCATGTTCGCCCGCGGTTTGGAGAACCTCAACCGGGTATGGAAACCGATCATTCTGTTTGGACCCTGGCGTTGGCTCAAGTACGAGTTCAACAACCTGTCTGGCGATCTGGATGCTGCGATCTCCCATCCTGGCATCCTCCGTGAGGTTCCGGGGGCGGCGGCGGATCTCTGGCGATGGTTGCACCGGACCCCTGGTGAGGCGGCGGGCAGCGGCGGACTGTTCGGTGTCCTGGTGGGATCCGCCGTCGGCCTGATGGTGACGGGGGGCCTGGGCGGTGCGGCCCTGGGGATGCTCGCCGGCGGATCCACCGGCGCGATTGTGGGCGGCATGTTGCGCGAGGCGCAGGGCGAGGCGTTCGATGATCCGAAGCGCACGGAGGCTGAACGGCTCGGGATTTTGCAAAGCGGGCAACTGATCAACGAGGTCAAGGAGGGTGGATGGCAGAACGCCACCCACTTGCTGGTTGAGCCGACGGACGGATGGCTCAAGCGGGCGATCAAGCAACCCCTGTCTGCCTACTACCGGCGGGTGCGGGCATTCAACGCCTGGCGCGAGGGTGTCCTGCGTCTGGCCGCGGCCCGGTACTTCTGGAAGTTGTTGGGAGGGGTGAACCTGCGTCTGGGAGCCAAGCGGTACTACGGGGCCAGCCGGCGCGATGCGATGGACGAGTTGTACGCGCAGTTGGATGCGGCCGAGCGGGAGGGTGACTTCGACGCTTCCCAGGCGGTCAAGTCGGTGATCTCCGCCAAGTTGGCGCGGGAACTCATGGGCGACTACGGTTCGATCAGCGTCACCGGCCGGGAGTTGCGTCGGGGCCTGCTGCCGTTTTGGGCATGGCAGGAGGTCAACTTCCCCCGCTATGTGCGTCTGGTCAAGAACGCCCGCTACGAAGGCGGCAACGGGACCGCGGCCGGCATCAGGGTGGCCGGCGGACTCACGGCACGGACGGTAGTGGCGATCTCCGCCCTGACCGTGATGGCGACCGCCTGGAACGCCATGATGAAAGCCGCGAACGACATCCCCGATGAGGAAGATCCGAACCGGCAGAAGGGACGGGGACTCTATATCATTTTGGGTCGGTACGACGACGGCAAGATCCGGGCGGTGAAGTTCTCCGGTGCGCTGATGGACGCCCTGGGGTGGTTGGGGGCCGACGATGTCGGCCGGCATGCCGACAACATCCGCCGGGCCGACCACCGCGGTGAGATCGGCGCGGGTCTCGCCCAGGTGGCGGCGGACATCGGCATGGCCCCGGTCCAGCGCATGGCCGACCTGATTACCCCCCTGATCAAGACGCCGGTCGAGTTGATCACCGGGCAAAGCTACTACCCCGATGTCAGCCGACCTCGCGAGATAGTGGACCGTCTCGACGCCGCCCTGGGGGTGGTCGGACTCAGCCAGCCATACCGGGCCTTCACCGACATGGCGAGCATGGACATGCTGGCCAATGGTCTGGTCTACGACTTCGATCCTGGCGCACAGGCATACTGGCGCTCGCGGGATCTGGTGAGAGAATGGGGAGAAGCGAGGGAAGATGACAGCAGGCAACGGACTTTTGCCCTGGCGCAAGCACGCAGTTCCTGGATGCGGGGAGAACCCGACCGCGCCAAGCGGTGGCTTTCCAGGTACTTCGCCACCGAAGGTGCGAGCCTCAAGGGTTACCACCAGTCAATCCGCATGGGACACCCCCTGGCGCGGGTGCCGAAGGCGAAGGTTGATGCGTTCCTTGATGGGCTGACCGAGGAAGACCGTCGGTTGACGCAGCTTGGCATCAGGTGGTGGGAGGAGGTCGGGGCCGGCGCGGCCGGTTTCGATGATCTCGCCGCGGAGGTTGCTCGGTCGTTCGGTCTGGAGTAGCCTCCACACCATCCCACCATTCGGTGTCGAGGAGCGCCATCAGCGCTTCCAACACCGCAACCGACAGTTCGGCATGCCTGCGTGTCATCTGCTGCCCGCAGACGACGGCCACCTCCTGCGCCAGCCGGCGGACGAGGTCATGGTCGCCGAGGATAGCGGCGATCAGCGTCCGGGCGACGGTCGTCGCCGGGGCCATGGGTCACCAGCAGGATTGCAGGGCGGCGGCGAACCGCTCGCCCAACTTGCGGTATCCGCCGATGGTGAAGTAGTGGACCCCGAGGTTGAGGTCGTCGGCATCCACCAGGGCCGCCGGGGCCAAGGACCCCACCAGGTCTTCATGCGCCTGCCGGATATCCGCCCAGGTTGGCCACCCAGGGTGAGTCAGGCCGTAGTCCGACAGGCGGGCGATGGCGACCGGGACCGTCTGGCAGCCGAGGCGCTCCCGCATGGCAGAGCGGAGTTCGCCGATCAACTCGACCATGGCCTGACGGTAGTCGTTGGCGGTGGTCCCGGCCTTGGCGTCGGCCTCTCCCTGCGCCCAGCAGATGCCGGCCAGCCGCGGCACCCGTCCGTCGGCGACCGCCAGGACCTTCGCCAGCCACTGGTGGTAGTAGCTGGTGGGGACCGACGGGTTCCACCTGGCGATTGGCTCGCCGGGCCACGCCCGCTTCGCCGGCAGCACCTCATCGGACGGGTATGCGGTCGCCAGGGTCGGGATCAACCCGCCGGCGGCGAGGGGGTTCATCATCGCCATGTTCGACTGACCGGAACATGCGACCAGGACCAGGCCCATGTCGTTCTCCTGCTGGAATCGTCCACATCAGCGCGGGAATGGCAAGCGGCCGATTGCCGCTTGACAGCGGAACCGCGACGGAAACAATGCCCACCATGGCCGAGTACCGGGCGATCAGCGATTTGCGCGAGGAGGCGGAGGAGAACATCCGCCAACTGCGCGAGCGCCGTCGCTGGCGCGTCGCCACCATCATCATCCTCGTCATTGACGGCGTCATGCTGTGCATGGCCCCGTTCTGCACCCATAGGGAGGCACACCATGGGCGATCCGATCCTGTTGGAAGTCCCGTACACCCCGGAACCGGAGTCGGAGGGACGCAAGAAGTTCCTGGCCGACCGCAAGTCGGGGATCGGCGGCAGCGATATAGCCGCGATCTTGGGGCTGAGTCAGTGGAAGTCGCCCCTTGAGGTTTACCTGGACAAGGTCGGCGAAGAGGTTGCCGACCGCGACAACGAGCCGATGTTTTGGGGGAGGACCCATGAGGCAGCGGTGGCCGACGAGGCTGCCCGCCGGTTGGGGTGTAGGTTCCAGAGGGTGAATCTCACCTATCGGCAGGACTACCGGTTGGCAAACATCGACCGCCGGGTGATCAACACATCAATCGGTGACCAACTCCGGTCGCTCCTGCCGGAAAACATCGCCGGCAAAACCGACCTCAAGGTCGGAGTCGAGATCAAGACCGCCTCCACCTGGATGCAGGGGGAGTGGATGTCGGAGGGTGTCCCGCCGGTCTACGGATGCCAGTGCCAGTGGTATCTGGACATCACCGGGTGGGACACCTGGATCCTCGCGGTCCTCTTTGGTGGCAACCAGTTGAAGCTGTGGCTGGTAACGCCAGACCTGGACGCCATCGCCGTCATGCGGGCGGTGGCCGCGGAGTTTTGGTCCCGAGTCGAGCGCAAGGATCCGCCGGCACCGGGTCCATCGGCCCCCGATGGTCTGCTGCTCAAGAAGATGTACCCGCGGGAAGCTGGAGGCAAGGAAGTCGAATGGTTGCCAGAGGTCGATCGTCTGCGGGCCATGTACCTGGAAGCGTCTGCCGCCATCGCCAAGTGGGAGGAGTCCCGCGATGGAGCGCAGCACCTTCTCCAGCACCTGATGAAGGATGGTGAAGTCATCAACTGCCCCGACGGCAGCAGGATCACCTGGAAGTCGAACCGTGACCGGGTAGTCGAAGAGGTTGACATTGCCCGGTTCAAGGAAGAACAACCGCTCATTGCCGAACGCTACATCACCACCAAAACCATCCCCGGCCCCCGCGTCCTGCGGGTGGCGAAACCCAAGAAACCCACCACCAAGGAGTAGACCCATGGCGAAGACCCAACTGTCCAAAAACATCGATGAGGCCCGCGCCCTCGCGACGGCCCCGCCTCCCAAGGAGGATGTCGTCCGCCTGCTCGATAGGCAGTTGCCGGCCATCAAGGCTGCGCTGCCGCGGCACCTCAACCCGGACCATTTCCAACGGGTGCTGGTGACCGAGATCCGGCGGACGCCGGCCTTGCTCAAGTGCGATCCCATGACCGTCATTGCGGCCTGCATGCTGGCTGCCCAGCAGGGCATGGAACCCGGCCCCCTGGGCCAGTGCTACCTCATTCCGCGCTTCAACCGGAAGACCGGCCGGCAGGAGTGCGTCTTCCAGTTGGGCTACAAGGGTGCGCTCAAACTGACATACAACTCCGGGCAGATCGCCTCCGTCACCGCGGACAAGGTCCACGCCAACGACGAGTGGGCGGTGGTCGGCGGCGACGACGCCAAGATTGTCCATCACCCAACTGCCTGGGGGAAGGATCCCGGTCCGGTCATCGGCTACTACTGCGTGATCCGCACCAAGGACGGTGGCGTCTACCGTGCGCGGATGTCGAAGGAACAGGTCGAGGCCCACGCCAGGAAGTATTCGGAAGCGGTCAAGGGCGACCGCGGCGGACCGTGGTCGGATCCCGAGCAGTTCCACGCCATGGCCCTCAAGACCGTTCTACTCCAGGCACTCAAGTGGGCGCCCATGGACATCGAGGTCGCCCGCGTGGTCGCCCAGGATGACACCGTCCACCATGACATCGGCTCCGCCGAGTCGATGCTCCAGCAGGCGGAGGTCATCGAAATCGACCACGACACCGGCGAAGTGACTAAGGCCCCGGAGAAGAAACCCCAGGAACCGGAGATCGACCACGATCCAGATCCTGACCCCTACGGTTCCGCCCAGGCCACCATCCCCGGCGTCAACCCGTGACGCCGAACAGGTGCCGGCCAAGCCTCGCCAGTAAGAAACTGCGGGTCTTGGCCGGCCTCCGGGAGAGGGCGCTGGTCGAGTTGGAGACGCTCGACTGTTATATATTACGCAACATACGACTGTTGCTCGACAGACAACGAAGGCCGGTTTCCACGCGAAAAATCGGCTTGGAATGCGGGTGTTCGCATGTTCACATCCACCGCCAGTTGAGCGGCTCCCGCACCCTCGACCAGAGGTTCATCGCCTGGGCCGCGGAACTGGAGGATGGTCACCATGGACATCCGTGATCGGAAGCGACCGATGGTCCTGACCATACTCTGGAAATGCTTCTCGTTGAACCACATCATACGAATGCATTGGGCGACCATGGCCAGGACCAAAAAAATGCTGCTGGCCCAGGTGCGCGGGCAACTCAACCTGCCACAGAACATGCCCAACAAGGAACTGTTGCCCCTGCCACGCCGGGTCCATTACGAGGTGCTGCGTTGCCACCGGATCGACACCGACAATATGGTCGGTGGACTGAAACCGCTCCAGGATTGCCTGCAAGAAGCTGGTGTTTTGTGGTCTGACGACCCAATGTGGTGCATGACCTCCTACGAACAGGGGCGCATTGCACGGGGACTTCCCGAGCGTGTCCACATTTACATTTGGGACGCTGATGAATACCTGTGGTCAGACGAGCAACGGCGTCTGGTAGCGCGGATACAATCAGCCCGACGGGATTCCATGACCACCTCGCCAAAGGCGCCCGCACCCCTGCCGACGATTTCCCGCCACGGCAAGAACATCATCCGCATGAACAGGCCCCGGTGATGGCCGGCAACCGCACCACCGGGGCCGGCCGCGGATACCTCCGCCTCTGGCGGAAGGCTATCGATGGGCCGATCTTCGCCGACCCACTGATGTGGCAACTGTGGTGCGGACTGCTAATGGAAGCCACCTGGGAACGGCGCACGGTCACAGTGAAGTCTGGGCGGTCGATTTGTGAAGTTGTGTTACAACCTGGGCAACTGGTGTTCGGTGTGAGGCGGTGGTCGGATAGGTTGGGACAACCTAAATCAAGTCTTCATCGTAAGTTACAACAACTTGTGAATCTTGGAACGATTCGGTATGGGTTGGGACACCATCCGGGACACCATCCGGGACACCATCCGGGACACCATTATTCAATCATAACTATTTGTAAATGGGACACTTACCAATCCGACGAAGAAAAAAATGGGACGTTATCCGGGACACCATCCGGGACACCATCCGGGACGAAACATATAAGAATAGAAGAATATAATATTAGGGAGGCGGATGCTGCTGGCAGTACGGTGGCATCCGGCAAGCCACCACCACCACCGCCCAATGATAATGTGAACGGGAGAAAACTTACAGTAGCATGTCTGCGGCTCCAATGCCACATCCCAGACAGGGAGGAGGAGAGTTGGCGGGTGTTGCTCGACAACTACGACCACCGACTGATTGCGGATGCAGTTGCCAAGTGCCGCGCCTATCGGAGGTCAAAGGGCATGCGACCACGGGTATGTCTGTCAGACCTGACGGAGGCGATGCAAAAGATCCACCTCGCGAAAAGGACGACCCAATGATCGAACACCTGGACCACCAGATGCACGAAAACAGTCTGGAGAACGACTCCATCGATGACAAGCCCAGGAAGGAACAGATCGCCCACCTCCTGGATGCAGTCAGCAACCCGCCAACCGATTGCGAGGTGGCGGAGATGCTGGTCTCCATGGGTCTGTTGGCGAACACCGAAGCGGTGAACTCGTACCGGCCTGCGATCTCGCAACTCATCCGCGAAGGTTCGGTGGTAGAGGTGAAGGGTGGTCCGAGGTGTCGGGTGAAGGGGCGTCACCTCCGCCGGTTGTGGCCCGCCGGTCAGGTCTCCGCTATTCCAGCCGGCTATGAAGTCATGTTCCGTTCCAAACATCGGATCGACATGCTCAAGTCACTACTCACGGAAATATCCATGGCCATCACCCTCGCCGACGCCAAGGCATTGGCCGATGATGCCATGGACCTGATCAAAGGAGCGAAGCAGTGCTGACGCACAACGAAGCCATATCCATGTTGGACGACCTCGACAACATGGACCGTCAGGTCACCGATTGGGAGGCTGACTTCCTCGATTCACTGTTGAAATGCGCGGAGAATAGGCCGACCTGGGTGCCTACCGAGCGGCAGGCGACCGTCCTCGAACGGATGTATCGGAAATATATAAATCAATGAGGTACTACAAGTGGACCGCAGACAACCGCCCGATATACGGTGGCCGCGATCCTCCGCGCACCGGGCGACCGGGCGTGGGCGCTGGACTGGTGCTCGGTGCGCGGGTGGATCTAAGGCGAACGAAAAACAGGGAGAAAAACCATGAAGAAACTACTACCCATTAGGGAATGGTCGCTGTCCGAACTCGGGCGGCAGGCCCGGCACCTCTGGCCTGATGTCTGCAAAAAGGATCCGCCGCCTTGGCCCCGCGAAAAAGCCATGAAGCGCTACCGCGGCTCAAACGAAATCGAAGACGCCTTCCGGGCGGCATTCCTGCTGGGGTTCGATGTCGCCCGAAACCATCCTGACCTGGCCGATGCCACCGAAGCATGGGACAGGATCAGGGAGGAAATAATCAACCTCAATGAGGATCGCCGACCCGACACCTATCACGGATGGGCAAAAATGATCGAGGTGGTCGGACTGGATGACCCATGACCACCCACCCACTCGACGCGGTTCTCCGCGACAACATCCAACGCCGCTGTGCGAAAAAATGGCCAGGTTGCCAGGATCCGGCCGTAACACTCGCGGTGGCAGTTTCCAGGGTGACCGGGAAATCCCGCGGGTTGTATTCGCTCGGGTCCATCTGTCGGGCCTATGAACGCGGCTATTGCTCCCTGCTCCTACTGCGCGGGATCGCCCGCGCCCTCGATTGCACCATTGACGACCTGACGACGGTGGAGGCATGATGTGCTGCGAACCGGACACCTATTTGCTTCGACCAGCATATCGATCACCCGGCCACGAGTCGTTTGCAACTGGCTCGCAAGGTCGTCCACTGCTGCCCTGGTTGCAGGCAGTACGCGGGCCGGTAGGTGGATGCGCCGGCGGTCATCACCGAGCGGTGGTCGGCCGCGGCGTTTGCTGCCCTTGGGTGTGGCTTGTGCGCTCATGTTTTGCCCTTTCGTGTTGCGCTGATGGTCGAATCGATGATGTCGGCCTGGACATCAGCGTCCAGGTCTTGCCAATCGGTTGCCCATTCTGCCAGGTCGGAGGCGACATCCAGCATGAGACCAGGGATCGCCGGAACTCCTGCTACCGGATCGGCCGGCGGGGCGGCTGCCCTTGGCCGCACTATGCGCCCCGTAGGTGCTTCGCTCGCCTCACGGGACATCGAAATACTCGTCGGCGCGGGCCTCATCATCCTCGGCGTCCAGCTCGTTGGCATCGGCGAGATCGGCCCAGGTGTCAACGATCATCCCGCCGACCTCCTCCTCCAGGCGGATGGCGGCTGCGGCGGTGTCGGCCCCGCCGATCTGCTGGCCGTGGGGGTCCGCGACGATGTAGCGAGGGCTGTACACGGGTCACTCTCCCGCGGCATCGTAGGTGCCGCAGGTCGTCGCGAAATGATTGAAAACACCAACGATTACCGACAGCAGCATCAGCAGGATGCAAGGCCATGGTGGCAGTCCGTAACAAATGCCGGCTGCGGCGGATATCGTCGCCGCGTAGGTGGTGATCAGGACTGCGATGGACATGGGTGACTCCTGTGTGGGGGGGATCGCCTCCTCCCCCCGGCGACCGGAGCCGGGGGGGATCGTCGGCGGCAGGGTACCAGCCTGCGTCCATCGCGCCTGGAGGAGAGCCAGGCGGCCGGTCGGGGTCAGTGGTGTCTGGCCTCGGCCGTGCCCCCGCACGCGTGCGGGGGACGGGTCAGCGAGGATACCCACTCAGTGGGTAGTGGGCCCCGTTGGGCCTCAGACGCGCCCAGCGAGTCGCTGACCATTCGATCACATAGTAGTGACCGTTGGGGTCCCTGCGGTTCTCGGCGGCGGCGGCACGGCGTGCCGCCTCGTAGGTGAGGTGGCAGGACTCTGCTGGGAGTGTCTGATCTGGCGCCTGGTTGCCGTCGATGACGGCAAAGGCGTAGCGCCGCTTGTTCATGGACTGCTCCTCTGCCGGACGGGGTTGGTTGGGCGGCCGGCGTCGCCCTCGGGCCTGGTGCTGGCCACGGCCGTGCCCCCGCACGCATGCGGGGGACGGGTCGGGGTCAGGGGACGTCCTCGTCCTCGTCCTCCAGGTCCTCCAGGACGAGGTACTCGCCGTCATCCTGGAGGTCGCCCTCCAGGATCCTCCGCCCCGGGGCGAGCCGGGCGATGAGCTCCTGGTCGCGGAGCTCGATGAGCTCTGGGGCCCAGTCCCCCCAGCATGGCGGGGGGTCGCCGGCCTCCTGGACTGCCCCGCAGTCCAGGGGGTGGGGGACTCGGATGCAGTCCCGGCGATCCCCGGTGCCGGTCGCCCAGCCGCCGGGCATGTATTCGGCCCCCTCGATGGAGGCCCGAAGGGTTGGATTGTTGATGCTCATGGCCCTGCTCCTCTGCCGGACGGGTTGGGCGGCCGGCGTCGCCTAGGTGTGGGGTAGCGCCATGTCCCCGGCGCTACCAGCGGGGGGGTCAGACCGATCGGCCAGCGCCTGGCCGAGCGGGGTCTTTTCCGCAGCCTCCGAGAGGCTGCGGAGGGAGGCGAGGTACCGCCGCTGGCTCTCGGCGGCCTCGACGAGGAGCCGGGCGAGCTCCTCGTCGGTGGCGGCCTCGGCCACCTCCAGCCGCACCCCCTCCCCCGGCATGGCGGGGTGGCGGACGAGCACCTCCACGTCCGCGCGTCCGGAGGCGGCCAGGACCGCCGCTGCCCGCTCGCGGGCCGCGGCGACGCGGTCCGCGAGCGCCTGCTCGGCGGCACACTCTGCCGCCACGCGCTGGATTTCCTCGGCGGCGAGGTCCCTCGCCGCCTGGAGGAGGGCCTCGCCGACGAGGCCCTGCCGCCCCGCCCGGCGGAGGCCCAGGCGGGCCATCGCCGTGATGGCGGGGGCGTCAGGGTAGGCCGCCCGCAGGGCTGCCGCCAAAGACTCCACCACCTCCGGCGGAGCCTCAGGAGGCTCCGGCGGGGTGGTGCGGGCCGGGGTGGTGCGGGCCGGGGTGGGTACTGCGCATACCCTCCGGAGGTGCCGGCGGAGGCTCATGGCCGCCCTCCACCCTTGGCGGTGCGCAGGTCACTGGCCTTGAGGGCGGCAATGCTGGGCTCATGCCTTTCCGGAAGATTCTCCTCTCCGAACAGAATCGCTTGGCGCATGCCGACCAGATCCGATCTTCCCTCTTTGGCCAAGGCTCGCGCCTCTTCCTTGCGCACGTCGTTGAGGGCTGCATTGGCATGGCTGATGATGTGGAAGCGATCATGGACCACGGCCGGGCGCGGAATGGGAAAACTCGCGTCCATGGCGGACCGATAGGGCTCCCACATATCCATCGAGACTGCCTCAACACCCTTGATTTGACGTTTATCCAAGCTTCCGAGGGCCCTGATCAGGCTTGCCTGGGTCCGCTCCGGGGTCACCTCCAAGATGCGCCGACCTTCCAGGTCGGTCAGAATGGTCACATAGCGATGCCCCTTGCGGATCGCCTTCTCATCGACGCCGAGGTAACGGATAACCTCTGCTTCACGACGGGACAAGCCGCGCGTGACAGCACGCTCCATGATACCGCGCGCCTCTTCCCACGAGATGCGAAGCAAATCACTGGCGCCTTGGACGGTCTGGCAGGCGAGAATGGTTGCGATTGTCCGTTCTTCAAAGGCCATGGTGAATCGGCTACCCGGTTCAGCGAATGGCAGAACAACCCGCAGGACGCCATGCTCCGGACAGCGAGTTCGCGGAGGGCACACGTGGATATAGGTCTTGGCCTGCCACAGATCCAGATGGCGGATGACGCGCTCAACCCCGTGATCTTCGACCAAGCAGGGTTTGCCGCATGTAGGGCACGGAAGTCGGCCATGATGATGGCTCACCCGAACATGAGCCTCTTCGTTGGCTATGTCGACATCAATACTGGCAATATACCAAGGATCCTGAAGGCGCAGGAGAGCGATGAGGAGTTGTTTGTCAGCCATAGCGGTGAGATCCTATTGACGGAGGAGAGTGTATCTGTGTCACGGATATGTCAAGTGGTTTTTTTTCGGTTGACATAACCCTTGTGATAGTAGTCTCTTAGCTGTGCCGCGCAAAAGAAAAACCTGGTCCTCTGGACCCCCCACCCGACCCGCTGGACCGATCGAGGTCGCGGTCAGGCGACTGCTCCGCCGCCTCGATTCCCGACTGCGGGAGGGAGGGGTGCCGGTGTCGCGGTGGGCGGCGGTGGCGGGGCTGAGCCGCGTCTATTTGTGGCGGATCATCCACCGCCGCGCACTCCCCAGCCTCGACGCAGCTGATGCCCTGCTCGATGCCGCCGCCCTACTCCTGGGCCTGGGGCCAGCTCAGGTGTCGATCGAGGTGTCTGATCGCTCAAAAACTGAGCAAGTGCGCGATGATGAAGCAACTGCTCAAAAATCGAGCAGGGAGGGAGGGGGGAGGAGACGATCGGTCCCCTCGCTCCCCTCGCTCGCAGTCCCCGCCCACCCAGACCTCGCCGGGATCCTGAACTGGGTCTCCGCCCAGTCCCAGTCCCAGTCCCAGTCCCAGTCCCAGTCCCCGCCCCCGCCCCCGCCCGGCACCGGACCGACGCAGGTGCCGGCGAGGACGGCGTAGGCCGCCACCACCGGATCCCCCTCGCTGGCGGGCGGCTGCCCGGCCAGCAGATCGGCGAACCCGCCCGCCTCACCGGCGAGCGCCCAGCGCAGCCGGGCGGCGAGTCGCGCTCCCGCGGGTCCGGCCTCGGCCCAGCGCGGCACGGCGAGCGCGGCGCGCACCGCCGCGCTCGCCGCCGGATCGGCGAGTCCGCCGCGACGCTCCGCCGCCAGACGCCAGACGGCGGTGTCCGCCGTCTGCAAGGCCCACAGCAGATCGCCGGTCCGGGTCTGGACGGCGGGCTGGTCGCGCCGGGCCGCCGCCCGCCGGGCGAAACGGACCGCCCGGGCATCGGCGTCGCCACCATCACGCAAACGCGCCAGCCGGTCGGTGACCGCGGCCCACTGCGCGGCGGGGACCAGCAAGACACCGGGACTCGCGACGAAGGCCCGGTCGGTCGGCGCCTGCTCACCCAGCGGCGGCAGACCGAGTGCCGCCTCCAGGTCGGCCGCGACATCGAGGATCGCCGTCACCTCGGGCAGCGATCCGGCCAACTCCTCCGGCAACGGCGAGGTGAGATCGCCGATCGCCAGCACCCCGCAACCGCCGGGTTCGCGATCGGGACTGATGATCCGGACGATGCCATCGGCCTCCTGCCGCCAGGTCAAGGCGCCGGGCAAACAGAGGAGCGACAACGCCTGGCCGAGCGGTTCTCCGTTCAGATCGAACCAGGGTATCACGATCTGCGAGGTGCCGGTGAAGGCGAGGGCGTCTTCGAGGGCGCCGTTGGCGAAGACGATCCGCGTCCCGGTCGCCTCGGCGAGCCGTGCCACCGCCGGCGCCAACGCGAGATTCTCGAACGAGAGGACGACGGGGGTGGCCGGCGACGGTTCCTCCCGGGCCGCAAGCCGTCTGCGGGCCAAGCCGATGCGGAAGGTGTCGCCGATGCGCTCCGCCAGCCGCAAGGCCTGCAGGGTCGAGAGCCGAGGGGAGGTGGCCGCCGGGGCATTCGCCTCATCCAGCCGGGCCTTCGCCCAGGCTTGGGCGAAGGCCAGCCGGCGTTCCCAATCGGCGGTGACCCGGTCGACCGCGACCCCCAGGGCCGCGATCTCCTGCCGGCGGGCGTCGATCACGGCACGGTCGGCGGGTACGGCAAAGGGGTCCTTCAACCCCGGCAGCGCCGCTTCCGCTGGCAACCCCAGTTTGGCGCCCTCGCCGGCGAACAGACCGGCGCACGGCAGGACCACCTGCCACCGGCCGCAGGACACGGCGACCGGCGGGTTGGCGGATCGTCTGGTGACCGGCAGCCGCCAACCGAGGGTTTCCGGATTGGCGGGTTCCGTGGTCGCCGATGGGCCGCGACTGCCGCCGTAATGGCCAATCGACCGCCGGATACCGCCGCCACCCCGTCGACCAGATGACGGTTGGACGAGGAGCCGATGCCGACGACCCACAACCGCAGGGCGGCGTGGCAGCGCTTATCGGCCTCGGCGATGATCTCATCCTCATTGCCGATGAAGCCGTCGGTGAGCATGATCACCGTCCGGACCCGGCCGGCCGGCGGGTCGGTCAGGGCGGCACGCACACCGGCCAGCATCTCGGTGCCGCCGCCGGCGTTGCCCCTCTGATCGAAGGCCAGCGCGGCCTCCTGCGCCGCCGCATCGGCCGCGCGATAGTCGGGAAAGAGCGGGGTCGCCTGGCCGGCGAAGGCGATGACCTGGATGCGGTCGCCGGGCCGCGTGTGGTCGAGCAGGGCGCGCAGGGCGCCGCGTACGATCTCGGTCGGCTCGCCCGACATCGAGCCTGACACATCGATCAGGAAGCAGAGGTCCTGCGGGCGCTCGTCCTGGAGGTCCTCGGTCAGCGTCGCCGGCTGGACGAAGATCAGGCAGTGGCCACCGCCCGTGCGATCGGCCTGGGCCAGCACCGCGACCTGGGGCGCGGCGGCGCCGAGTTGGTAGCGCAGGACGAAGTCCTTGTTGGGCAGGGCGTCGGCCGGAACCAGCGTGACGGTGGCGGTGGCGGCATCACTGTGGGTAATGGCCACCTGGTGGCTGGGCGACGCGAGCGCGGCGATCGGCACTCCGGCGCGCAGTTCGACGGCGATGGCGACCTCGTGGCCGCTGCGCGTGCCCGGCGCCAGGATCGGCGGGTTGATCCGGTCGCCATCCGGCACCCGGTCGGTGGCCCCGCCACCGCGCCGGGCCTCCGGCGCCACCACCGGTGCGGTGCCGGGCACCGGTTGGCCGGGATTGTAGCGCGGACCGACCACCAGCGGCAGCGCCAGCTCGTAGGTGACCCCGTCGACGGCGGACACATCGGTGAAACCGATCTCCACCCGCACCTCGCCGCCCGGCGGGATGTTGCCGACGCTCTGGGTGAAGATGTTGGGCCGCTCCTGTTCCAGCAGGGCCGCGGTCTGGCCCACGCTGATGGCCGCCTCGTAGACGGTCCGCGCCTCGTTGCGACGCATGATCACCGCCTCGGTGCGGCGGTCGGCCACCGTCAGCACCATCTCGTCCACCGCCGACCGGTGCGGCAACGGAAAGACGTAGACCGCCTCGATCGGCTCGGGGTGCGGGTTGACGAAGACCTGGGTGACCGTCACCCGCGCCAGGAGGCCGCTGATCCTGACCCGGTAATCGGTATGCCGGAGCGGGCACTCGACCACCCGGTCGGCCTCCGCGGTGCCGATCCTGGTCGCCCGCAACGCCCCCTGGGTGACATCGGCCAGGGGATCATCGGCCCCCGACAGCAGGTTGAGGCCTTACTGGCGGAGACCGCGTCGCCCGCCACGATGCGGCCCATGCTCCCCCTACCCGTCCCCGGCGCCATGCGGATCTACCCGCTCGGCCTGACCGCGACCCCGACCTCCATCGCCGACCTGATCGCCGTCGCGATCCCCGCCGGCGAAGCCCCGGCCTGGGTCCCATCCTGCGGACTGGGAGGGTGCGTCCGGGTGCGCCTGGTCGCGCCTGGTGCGTCGGTGGCGATCACGGACCCCTACACCGGGCAGGCGATCTCATGCCCGGCGACGGGCGACTATGCCCTGGAGGGTCCGGGAGCCATGTCCATGCTCCTGGACCTCGGCGGAGCCGGCACGGTCATGTGCATCGTGGAGTTTTTGACCAAGTGATCGATTCTTGACCAGCGGCAGGTGACCGGATACCATCCGGCATGCCGTCGCCGCTGCGCTCCGCCCTCCTCCGCCGGATATTGACCGAGGGGAGAGCGTCGGCGGAGGACCTGGTCGCCGACACCGGATGCCTGCTCTGCGCCTGCCGACGCTATCTCGCGGAGCTACTCGGACAGCGGATCCTGTCCCCTGATGACTCCGGCGCGGTCCCTGGACCCCTCTATGCCGCATGGTCATCAGCCAGGCCGCGCACCCATGCCGGCGGCCATAGCCGGGCATATCTCGCCGCACGCGCCCGCCGGGAGCAGGAGCGCAGGGAGCGGTGGGTCGCGTCGCTGTCCGAGCAGACCAGGGAGGCGCTCCATGTCGCATGCTAGGCGAGACCCGCAGCGGGAGTCTGGTAGGACGCGACACCTGCGGTCGAAGTCCGTCTCGTGTCGACAGCCCGACGACCAAGAAAAGGTCTTCGCGGAGGCGTATCTATCCAGTTTCGATGTCTCCGCTGCCGCCGCCGCCGCCGGGATCACAGCGGGAGAGGGATCGGGGCAGTCGCTCGCAGCCCGCGGGTATCGCATGCGCCAGCGCCCGGCGGTCGTCGACCTGATCCGCCGGCGGGTGCAGGAGCGCCTCGGCGACCTGGAGCAGTCCGCGGACGATGTTCTGCGCGAACTCGCCGCAGTCGCCTTTGGTCAGCCCTCGGACATCCTGCGGATCGTGGAGTGCGATCCCAGCGACGCCCTCCCCGGAGAGAGGCTGTATGCGCGGCAGGGAGACGACCTCCGTCCCGCCACTGCTGCCGACCTCCCGGCCGGATGCGCGGCCTACCGGGTGACCATCCTCCCGACCGACCTCTGGTCGCGGGCGCAGCGTGCGGCGGTCACGGAGATCGTGCAGGACAGGGATGGCATCATAAAGATAAAATATGCCGACAAGCTGCGGGCGCTGGAGATGCTGGCCAAGTACCATGGACTGCTCAGGCCCGACACCACCCCTCTTGCCGGCGAGGGGGCGACGGTCTTCATCGTCCCAGCAGACCAGGAGCGCAACACATGGGAAGCGACGGCGCTCAAGGAACTCGCCGCGGCGAAGGATCGGTCGCGGTCGCGGATCCCCCGTCCCGCGCAGTAGCCTGGCAGCCGCAGCCGGGACCGCAGACCCTGCTCCTCACCTGTCCGGTCGAGGACGTTTTCTTCGGCGGAGCCCGCGGCGGAGGCAAGTCTGACGCCCTGCTGGGTGATGCAAGAAAACATATCGAAACATACAAACGGCACGCGAATGCCTACCTCTTCCGGCGGTCGTACCCGGACCTGGAGGAGCTGATCGACCGCGCCCGCGCCCTCTACGAGCCGACCGGAGGGATCTGGCATGTCCAGCAGAAGGAGATGCGGTTCCCAGCCCTGCGGACGCAGATCCGGTTCCGCTATCTCGACCGGGACGCCGATGCCGACCACTACCAGGGACGCAACATCAACTATCTGGGAATCGATGAGGCCGGCCAGTTCCCCACGCCCACTGCTCTGGACAGGCTATGGGGCGCGATGCGGTCCTCCCACCAGGTGCCAGTGCGGATGCGCCTGACGGGGAACCCCGGCGGCGCTGGGCATCGATGGCTCCAGGAACGGTACATCGCCCCGGCTCCTCCCGGCCGGATCCAGACGATCACGCTGCCGGATGGATCGATCCACCGGCGGGTGTTCATCCCATCGTTCGTCGCCGACAACCCTGCGCTGATGGACTCGGATCCAGGATACATCGGACGCCTGCAGCTGGTCGGCTCGCCCTGGCTGGTCCGCGCCTGGCTGGAGGGTGACTGGAATGCCAGGCAGCAGGGAGGGTTCTTCGACATTCTCAAGCTCCACTACGAGCAACCGCCCAAGATGCGCCACCTGTATCTGGCCGTCGACACCGCAACCAGGGCGAGCGAGCAGGGCGACCGGCAATACAAGGACCGCGACTGCACGGCAATGGTGGTCGGCGGAGTCGATTCGCTGAACCGCTTCTGGATCCTCGATGTCGATGCCCAGCGGATGGATTCATCGCAGTGGGTAAATAAACTATTCCGAATGCATCAGAAGTGGGGATTTGATCGGATCTGGATCGAAGGCGGTCCGATCTGGGCCGCGGTCGAGCCGTGGTGCGTCCAGCAGCAGCACCTCCGCGGCATCCATCTGCCGATCCGTGCCGTGCAACCGTCTGGAGCGGGAGACAAGGGGATCCGTGCAACGCCCCTCCAGGTGCTGCTCAACAGTGGAGGTGTCTGGCTGCCGGCCGACCATGCGCCATGGATCGAACCGTTGCGGATGCAACTGGACGCCTTTTCGCCCGAACTGGCGCGAAGGGACGAGATCGAAGACGACCAGGTGGATGCGGTGGCGTGGTTGGCCTACCAACTGATGATCATGCGCCGGAACAAGGATCCGTCGGACCCGACGGAACGGGGAGTTGGTCCGATCGGCAAGCTCCAGACGAACAAAGGGATCATTGACGGGAAGGCCGCGGAAGCCATACTCGCCCGCATGGACGAGGAACGCCGGGCAAATCGGCTGAAACACGATCCACGCGAGTGGTAGGAGGACGCCATGAAGATCCACACCGGGGCGAGGACATCCGTGACGCGAGTGGGTAGTGGCACATACCTGCTCCAGGTGGGCTACCAGACGGTGGCATCGCTCAACTGCCGGGATCTGCGCGGTGGTCCTGCCGTCGGCGAGGAGATGCTCCTGGCCATCGTGGAGGATCTCCTGGCGCGGTCGCAGATCCACGGCTGCCCGACATGCGAGCGCCATCTGGCCCTCCAATCGGTGCGCGGGGCGATCCGCATGCTGCGGCTGCAAGCGGAGCGTGATCATGCCGAGCCGCCGGACCTCGATTCCTTCAACCTGTGGCGTCGATATGCCGAGTCGCCGGATGCCGATCCGACGGTCTCCGCCGAGCGCCAGACGCCCGACACTCCCGCGGTCCCGGCCAAGAAATCCGCTGGAAAGCGCCGGCGGAAGCGGTAGGATCTCGCCTGTGGGTCGCCGCGGGTGCCTCCGCGGTGATCGGTGGGTGGCCTCCCGGCTCAACGCCGGGAGGCTTTTTTCTTACTGGCGTCCCACATCCAAACCCTGGACCCTGCCGAGGTCACTACGGACGGCAATCCCGCCGCCTCTGCGGACAAGGAGCATCCCATGGCCACCAAGATCCTCGACATCGTCACTCCCGGCGCGACCGTCAACGGCGTGTCGGGCATCGTCCGCCTCGTCACCGGACTGGCGCAGGACGCCATCAGTCCCTCGACCACGAAGGGATCGGACAAGGGTGACACCCCCTACCGGCTCGCCACGCTGGAGATCGCCAGCGACGGGGCGGACGACCTGGCCGTCTATGGCGTCGGCCGGCCGAACCCGAAGATGGCGGGCATCGGATCGTGGGCGCAGTACGCGCAGTCCCTCCACGCCGACGGCACCACCGCCGACTTCACCACGAAGTTCACCTACGCCGCGTTCTCCGCGCACAACTGGATCGTGGAACTGAACGGCGTCCCGCTGACCTACGACGCGACCCCGGCCGACCTGACCGAGTTCAGCGTCACGGATGTCGGCGGCGTCCTCCAGGTGAACATCGGCGACGGCGCACCGCTGCCCAAGGGTGAGGTGGTGGTCATCAACGCCACCCCGCTCAAGAAGACCCTGCTGGCTGCGGCCCCGAACGAAAGCGTCAAGAAGATCGTCAACCCGGCCGATTACATCTACATCGAGACCGGGGGCGCGATGGTCGTCGCCCGCGCCCAGTTGGAGTTCTTCTACCGCTGATCCCTGACGCCCGCGCCGTCGGCAGTCTGCCGACACGCTGTGCCTGTATCGACGGCGCGGGTGACTCTTCCCATTCGGGGGACGCATGGCGGACAAGGAAGCATCCCGCGGCCAGATCGCAGACGACGCCGATCCCGAGAAGCAGACCACCCAACTGCCGCCGCGGCCAGCGATCCCGCAGGAGACCGAGCGATATACCTCCTGGTGGTGGGACGCTACCGCGGAAACGCCGGAATCCCGCGATTATTCCCGGCAGGTGATCGCCGACGGTCACGACCTGTTCCCGTTCGATGAGGCCAGGGCGAGGCGCAACCAGCAGGACGGCGACAACTGCGGCCTGCGGACCAAGGCCGACGCTCGCCTGGTGCAGAACCCGCACCTGTTCCGGGCCGCGCAACGGGCGGTCGCCATGACGATCCCGGACGGTCACACCTTCACCTTCCGCGCCCGACGGCGGGTGGCTTCGCCTGGCCGGCAGAAGTCCCCCCTGGGCAGCCGGCCCGAGCATGTCAGGTTCGCGAACACGCTGGATGTCGTGATCGAGGATCTCCTGGACGAGATCGAGGCGCAATCGATCCTGGAGGACTGGGTCCGGGACGCCTCCTGCTACCGTGCTGGGATCCTCAAGGCGTGGTGGCAGTCCGATTACCGCACCACCCCCCTGTCGCAGAACCGACTGCACGACATGCAGGACGAGTTGGCGGAGGTGGAATCGCTTTTGCGCGACTACAGTCGCGGCGTCTTCACCAAGCAGGATGGCCGGTTCCTTCGCATGGTCGAAATGCAGCAGGCGATCCAGGAGCAGACGCAACTGCGGATCTGGCAGGGGATCTGCGCCGAAACCGTGGACCTCGACCGCTTCCGCATCGATCCTCGCGTCAAGTCGGTGGATTCGTTCTATTCGGCCAAGTGGATGAGCGAAGACCTGGTCCTGACCAAGCGGGACATCCTGTCGCGGTTCGGATACCAGTTGGACGACCAGGACTACAAGGGATTCACCGGCGTCCACCCCGACGACCTCAACCGTGGACGGAGCTACGACAACAGTGGCGACCGGCAGGTGCGGAGCGAAGAGGCTCGCCGGAATGTGGACCGCGAGAAACGCGGCGCGTATTCGACTTCCGAGGCGGCGTCCGGTCCTGGGACAAGCGACGATGACGCACTGTTCCTGGTGCGCCAGGTGTGGATCCGCGACGAAGGCAAGGTGCTGATCCTGGTCGAGGGCCTGTCCTACCCGGCTTCCGAATGGACCCCGATCAACACGCCGGCCAACTGGTATCCGTACTATCCCCTGGTCATCAACCGCCAGCCGAAGAAATGGTTTGGCCGGTCCGACACGGAACTGGCATCCGACGAGCAGGCCCGGATCAACCAGAAGCAGACCGACGCCGAGAAGCACCGTGACCTGTCGGCTCCTCGCGGCGTCTACAACAAAGGCGCGATGGACGAGCAGGAGGCGATCAAGATCGGTCAGATCGGACCGGGAGAGATCGCCGGACTGAACATGGCCGGCGATTCGCTGACCAACAACTTCGCCTGGTTGGAATACCCATGGAATCCTCAACTGGAGGATGTGTCCGGCAATCTTCAGATGCTGGACAAGATGGTCGGATTCTCCGAGTCGTTCATGGGGAACATCGGGGCGGATGTGCAGTTCGCGACCCAGGCGCAACTGGCGGCGGCCGGCACCAACATCATGATCCGCTCCCGGCAGGCGCTTGTGCGCCGGGCGTTGCAGATGTTCTACAGTTCCATGGCGGAGATCGTCATCCAATGCCTGGATGAGAACCAGGTGAAGCTGATCGCCGGGGAAGAGGCGTACTGGCCGCGGTTGTACGGTGATGCCGAGTCGTCCGCCATGCAGCGGGAGTTGATGCAGGCGACCATGCAGCAGGTGGCGAAGGAGATGACCGTTGTCGCGAGCGACCCGGAGCCGGCGATCAAGGCGATGGAGTTCCCCGGCATCGAAACGCCGGCCCAACGGGCGCAGGCGATCTACGAGCAGGAGGCGCTCCGCCTGTGGGGGCAACTGGAGCCGATGACCCGCAAGTCGTTGTTCCAGCGGTTGCAGGTCAGGGTGAAGACCGACTCCGACGGCCTGATGGCGAAGCAGACCCGGTTTGCCAACATGGCGACCGCAGGCGACTTCCTCGCGAAGCTGGGTGTCCGCCTGTCGCCGAAGGCGGCGGCAAGCCTGCTGGCCGAACTGCTCGACCTGGAAGATGAGGTGGACGACCTGGTCACCATCGACCCGAACATCGCGGTCCAGGATGTCCTGTCGAGCATGCAGGAGAACCCAGATTCCATGACGCCAGAGGCATTGCGTCTGCTGGCGAACATCGGGCAACTGGCGAATCAGCGACTGCAAGAGGTTGCGATCCAGCAAGGTGAGGCGGCGGCGATGCAGGTGGCCGGACAGGCCGAACAGGCGATCACGGCTGGCATGGAAGGCGGTGTTGCCACCGAACCAGCCAGTGAGCTTCCGGTCGGCGAGGCGCCGGCGGGAACCGTGCCGGAGTGATCTTACTGGCGAAATGACGCCGACCGCTCAACTATTCACCGCATGACGAAAACGAGCGGGAGTATCGCGGACCCCCCAGCCGCAGCGGGTGAAGACGACGGCGTTCCCCACCGTCAGGTCGATGCCGGCAATCCCCAGGCCGGCGACGACAATGGTCCCCCCATCGAAATCCCGGAACCAGACCGCAGGCGCATCCTCGACGCATTCGTCGGAGAGGAGGATGCTGATCCTCCGCCAGCCGACGACGACGAGCATCGTGATCCAAGCGACCACGACACCATCGACTGGATGTCGATGGACGACAAGGGTGGCAAGGATGGCGATGACGCCGACGACCCCGACCGGGCGGGAAGCGATGGTGACCACCGCAAATCCGACGACGATGCCTTCGCCGATTCCGAGTTGGACCAGATCGCCAAGCGACTGGAACGCGAGGAACAGGGCAAGGCGTTTGCCTTCCTTCGCCGCAAGGCCAAGGACGCCGAACGGATGCGCGATGCGGCCGAGTTGGGGGTGCGATTCAACACCATGCTGGAGAACAGTGGACTCGACCAGGAAGGCATCGCCGACCTGGTGGATCTGCTGGGAACCATCAAGCGTGATCCGCTCCGTGCCATCGATTCCCTGCGGAGTCGGTTGCGCGATGCGGCGACCGCGGCGAGGGAACGCTACCCGGACCTCGACCTTGGGAAGATGCTGGAGTTCAAGATCGACGCCAAGCCGACGGAACCCCAACTGCCCAAGGACTTGGAGGATGCGGTGGAGTCTGGCCAGATGACCCGCGAGCGGGCGCTGGCCCTCGCGAAGCTGGAACGGGAGGCGGAGGATAGATCCACCGCCAAGCGTGATGGCAACGCATTCTCGCCAGAGGTGGTCGAATCGTACCGCGACAACACCAGGGCGATCCTCAAGGAGATCGGATTCTACCGCACGCCGCGGGAGGCCGATGCCGCGAAGAGGAAGCAGATACTGGACGACCGCATCGACAAGCATCTGATCCCGGAAATGGAACGGATTGCCGAGCGTGATGGCATCGATCTGACGAAGTGCCATCCCAAGCAACGGCAGGAAGTGACCATCCGGGCAGCCAAGGCGGTCCTGGCGAAGATCGAACGCGGGAAGAGTGGCAACCATTCGTTGCGGAAGGGCGATGGCCGGCACGCGCCGGAACGGGATTCACGGGGGCCAGAAGACGAGCGGGCGTTCCGCTCTCGTGTCATCCGATCATTCCGCTAACAAAGGATCACTCCCATGACCGTGACCAACGACTACATCACCCAGGAAGGTCTGGACTTCATCGCGAATGAGGTCACCTCCTACCGTCGGCTCAACGATTCCGCCCTGCGGCTCGATGACCGGCGTTTCCCCACCTACAACTGGCTCGTCGCCCGCAGCCAGGACATCCACTCCGTGGATGGCGGCTACCGGACCGAGGTGAAGGGCAACCGTGACCAGGAGGAGGAAGCCTGGGACGGTGCCGATGTCCTCACCTTCGAGAACCACATCACGCCGTTCCCGCTCAAGTTCAAGGTGGGCAAGACCCACTACGGCAATACCGAGCAGTACGACTTCCTGGAGCGGCTGGGCATCTCCATCCGCTACGGTGCCAAGCCGGGCGACAAGGGTTCGCCGAAGGCCGCGGAGGTGGTCCTCAACTATCTCACGGAAAACTACGACGACATCATGGAATCGAAGCGCCGGTCCCGCGCCCGACGGATCATGCGGGCGAACACCGACAAGCCGAAGTTCTATGAGGGCGTCGACGCCCTGCTGCCCGTGACCAGCAACTCCACCGGCACCATTGGTGGCGCGGATCGGTCGTTCTTCCTCCTCCAGCACATCCTGGTTGCGGATGTCGATCCGACCAACCTGTGGCTCACGCAGTCGCAGATCAACCGCGAACTGAACCGCTACTCCGCCGGATCGTCCATGCGGTTCGTGTCGTGCGGCGACAACTACTTCGACATGCTGGTGTCGATCTACCAGCCCAACGCCAACGGGTACTACGGTGGCGCGGCCCTGGGTCGTGGGTTCGACATCCGCCTGGGCTACGAGCAGGCCGCGGCCTACGCGAACAAGTTCAAGATCGGCCTGCCGGGCGAAGCGTTCGTGGATCCCGAAGGCAACCTGATCGTCAACGACCAGGTCTACCGCGATCTGGATGAGATCGAGTCGCCGGCGATCCCGTGGTCGGATCGGTGCTACCACCTGTCCGAACACCTCCGACTCTATGTGGAGAAGTCGGACGAGTATGTCAACCATGGCATGGCTCGCGACCAGGTGGTCTGCCACGAATCGTGGTTCCACACCATGGCACTGGTCCTCCGCGCCCCCCGTTCCTGCGCGGTCCAGTACCGGAAGGTCTAACCGGGTGGGGGCCGCGCCGGATCCGCCGGCGCGGCCCTGGCCCACAGTGAGGTGAACATGCCGACCACCACCGCTGAACCCAAGAACCTGGCCCTGTTCGTCGGGGATCCCAAGCACGACACGAAGATCGTCATGCGACGGATCTTCGTCTGCTGCATCTGCACCGTGTCCGACAAATCGACCAGTGCCTGCCTCTCGCTGGAAGAGATCCCGCTCATGCGGCAGGTCTACAAGCGTCTGGCCGGCCGGGTGTCGATCGTCGGTCCGGGGCAGGTCGAGGAGATCACCCGCAGGATGCGGTGCCAGGATCTGACGGAATACCAGTGGCAGGGAGTGCTGCGGAACCTCATGCGGACCTATTCCAAGGTCCAGGTGGGCAACACCCACATCAATGTCATGGACGAGGTCTACGGTTCTGGCCCACAATGCTCGCTGATCCCCAAGATGCATGCCATGGCCGAGGAGTGGAACGGATCCTACGATCCGAAGGTCATCGAATCGCTCCTGGCGAAGCACTTCCCGCACATCAACTTGACCAGCAAACGCGACATCATCGACCTTCCCGGTCGCGAACTGGGCGTCCCCGAGATCGGACGCCTGGCACCGCAGGATGCATCGCCGGCCCTGGACGGTGGCCCGGACGATCCGCCCATGGCGGAAAGCCCGACCATCGATCCGGCACTGGTCCAGTTCCTGATGCGGGCGGAGAACACCGACGGCGATCCGCTGGACGAAGGCCAGGCTCGCGCAGTCAGTTTCCTGGCGACCAGCAAGCCGACCGAGGATTGGACCGCCGCGGACATGCGGTCGATCCCGGCGATGAACGGCCGGAACCGGAACCGACTCATTGACTTGGTGACGAGGTACTTCAACAGTCTTCGGCCACCCGGCTTCGTTTCCGACGGTCCCGTCGTGCAACCCATTGAGGCTGCCGATCCGACCTGACGAGCGTCTGGTGGCCCCGATAAGGGGCGGTCATGTCAGGCGATTACATCTACTCGCACAAGTCTCTGCGGGAGCTTCGCGACATCCTGGCGACCCGCCTGGGTGCCGAGACCTCGTCCGATGCCACCGACCAGATCACGAAGCATCTCAACGAGATCATCCGCGCCTCCCACCAGCGGGCGATGGAGAACTGCCAGTGGGTCCATGCCCAACGGACGGTGACCTTCGACATTGGAACGCAGCAGGGTGAGATCCCGTTTCCTGCCGGCTGCGGCCCCGGCAGCATCCTGGAGCTTGGCATCTGGTTGTCTGATGCTGATCGGAGCGGTTCCGGCCTGCTGTCCACCTACCCGACGAATGTGTTCGTGCCGCTCGACCGGGTGGTCCTGGGCATCCACCATGATTCCGATCCCCTGTGGGACGAGGGTGGCGATGCGATGGATCGGGTGACCGGACCTCCGCGGCGATGGGGAGTCCGTGACCGGATCCTCATCCGACCGTTGTCGGACAAGCCCTACCCGATGAAGATGCTGTTCACCTATGCCCCGGAGTTGCACTGCGACTGCGACCGGACGGTCATCGACGCCGAGTTGATCCTGCTGTACGCCATGTCCGAATACCATTCCTATGAGGGGGAACAGGTTGCGGCCCAGCGGCAGGAACGGCGGGCCGAGCAACGCCTGCGCTATCTCCGTGCCGCCCAGGCCACCGACCAGATCATTCCCTACCTGGAAGGCATCAACCTGCGACTCAGCCCTGACCAGGAAAGCAGGTTGATCAACCCCAATGACATCCCCGGTTTCGACTTCAAGGCCAAGGGGCAGACCTGGGATGCGGCTGGAATCGTGAGCGCCCCGTGACGAGTCGGTCCATCGTCGTCAAGGATTTCCGTTCCGGCATCGATCTCAGCCGGGGACTCTACCCCAACGACCCGACCGCCCTGCGGATGGCCGACAATGTCCTGCTGACTCCCGGTAGGAAGCTCCGCAGCCGACCACCGCGGCGACGGCTGGATGTCGTCCTGGATCCGGCCTGCGCCGGCCTGACCCATGTCGGGTGCGGTCTGATGACCATCGCCCCGCGTGGCGTCCCGATCGCCCATGTCGGCCCGGATGCCGGCCTGATCACCACGCTCCGCTTCGACCAGCCCGACTATGCCACCGGCTGGGCGCTCCGCGGCGTCCTGACCTACCGCAACCGGGTATTGGCGGTCATCGCCCACACCTACCCGATCCCGTCAGGTGAGGTGGTCCTCTACCATGTCCTGGATCCTGCCGATCCAGATGGCAATGCCCGGACCAAGCCGAGTTATATCGAAGACCCATGGTGTCCCACCAACTGGAACGCCGACGGCACCCGTCCGGTCCACATCTTCGGCAAGGGCATCATCGGGGCCGCGGTCCCCGACTTCTCTCCCGCCCTGGTGGTGGCTGCCGAGAAGGTCTATTCATCCCGGCCCACCGGGGATGTCGCATTCGCTGGGGCCAGTTCCGCCGAACAGCCCCTGGGCGAGCGGGTGTGGAATCCGCTCAAGGTCGAGGATCTCCGGGATGCCGGCGAATGGTGGTACTTCCAGATCCCGGATGACGGGACGGACCTGTTCCACTTCCATGTGAGCGAACGCCACGACCGTCTGGACGACGACCGGGCCTGGTCCGCGTATCTGCTGGAGTGGTTGGACGACACCGGCACCTGGCAGCGGTTCAAGGAAACCCCATACAGCCCAAGCGACCCCATGACCTATGCTCCCCTGCCGACCGATCATCGGTGGGGAGCCAACCACAATGAGGTGTGCTTGGCGGTCAGGTTTCCGGGGCCGGCCGGCACCTGGATCCGCTGGCGGGCCATGGTCGGTGGTCCACCGTTGTCGGTGCTGGAGGGTGGCGACTTCACCAAGGACGCGGTCCCCGGCCAGGAGACCTTCTCCGGTGACGGTTCCACCACCGAGTTCACCACTTCGGTGTTCTACCGGCATGACACCCTCAACGATTTCGCCAACGACTGGGCGGTCCGCCTGGAACGCACCGACGGCGGTGGCACGGAGGTGGTTCCGCTCATCTATGGCGATGGTCTGCATTTCACCCATGTCGGCATCGACTTTGCCAGCCCGGCCTGGGCGGCGACGACGGTCAAGGGATCGGGGGATTGGGTGGCGCCGACGACCGCCAATGGGTATGTCTACCTCTGCACGAATCCTGGCACCACCGGAGCGGTTGAACCGACCTGGCCGACCGCCAACCTGGCGACGGTCACTGATGGATCAGTCATCTGGACCGCCTATTCGGTGCAGACCGACAACCGGGTGGCCAAGATCGTTTTCTCCAAGTTCCGCGACACGATCCGCACCCAATGCGATGGCGTGGTCGAATCGTCCTACCGCACGAACCTCCGGTGGGAGACGGTCGGCCTGGTTCCGCAGTTTGCCCCGGTGGTGGCGCTTGGTCCAACCGAGTCGACCGTGGTTCCCGACACCGACTACGAGTTGACCAACGATGATGGCTACCTCCGCATCACCTGGGTGGACAACCTGCCGGCGCAGGGGACCGAGTGGACCATCAAGTTCGCACCTGCCGCGGGTGACGATGTCGTCGCCGAATGCACCCAACGCCACTTCAATAGTGGAACCTACTTGTTCGATGGCCAGGTCTGGCCATTCCAGGCGATCAATCTCAACGGTCTGCCGAATGATTCCACGGTGCTGGCCGGCATTCCACATTGGCCGGTGGTGGTGGGCCAGGAAACGGTGAACATCTTCGACACCGCAGGATCCCACACCTTCACCGTCCCGGCCGGCGTGACGCAAATCACGGTCGAGTTGTGGGGAGCCGGCGGCGGTGGTGGTGGTTCCTGGAACCACCAGACCATCTGGAGGCGAGACACCGCATCCGGTGGTGGCGGCGGCGGTGGCGCACATGCCACGGAGGTGATCCCCGTCACGCCCGGCGAAACCCTTGACATCGTGGTGGGTGCCGGTGGGGTCGGTGGAGATTCCCATCAGGACGAGTTCGGCGGGTTCAACTGTGGGACCACCAGCCCAGGCGGCGATGGCGGAATCACAAGGCTCCTCCGCGGCGTGACTGTCCTGGCCGAGGTCGGCGGAGGCGCGGGCGGTCAGCCAGGTGCGCCAAATGGGATCCTGGTGCCGATTCCCGGAGCCGGTGGAGCCGGTGGCACACCAGTTCCGCCAACCACCGGAACCGACGGAGCGGATGGGGCAACCGGGGCGGTGGATACCAAGTTGTTCTCCTGGCCGGAAACGCCGGTGGCCGGCGGGGCCGGTGGCAATAGCGGCGGCGGAGACTTCTACGGCCGCGGCGGCGATGGGGCGAGAGGCCGGTACGAAGGGGACACGGAGTTCATCTGCCCAGGAATACCCGGCGGCGATGATGGCTCCGATGGTCGCTGCCGGATCGTCCATGGTGGAGCATCCAATCCGTGGTTCGTGGTGGACAGTCCATCATCCATCCCGCTCGATGGGTGGCAACGCTACCACTTCCACATCCGCCAGCGTCTGACCACCGATGCGATGGGCGAGATCGTCGGCAACGAACCCTATTTCTATGGTGGGGAGGCAGGCAAGGAAAGCGTGTTTTTCCTTGAGAAAACCGCGCAATATGAGCGTGATGCCGGATACCTGGATGCTGGCTACCTGGGCAGCGGGGCGAAAACCGAGGCGTGCGGAAGCATCATCGCCCTTTCCGCCATCCAGAATCGGCTGGCGATCCACTTCGCGAACAGCACGCAACTGTGGGCGGTCGCCACCGATCCGCAGCAGAATGCCTATCTGGATGATCTCCCGTTCGGATCCCGTGGACCGACCGCCTCCCTCTTCGGTGGCGTCATGGTCCTGTGCCAGGATGCCTACCGATACATGGACCTGGGGGGACTCAACTACGACTCGCTCAAGGAAAACCACTTCGGCCGGCCGATCGAGACGCTGCGCTTTGACAGCATCCTTGCCTGCCGATTCTGGCCCGCCATCGGATCCTATGTCGGCATCGTGACCCTCGACGGCCAGCGGCGTCTGGTGTTTTTCAGCCTCTATCGGGACAGCAAGGTCGCCGGCTGGACCCTGGGCAGCGTCCGCGATCTGGAGATCCCGGTCATCGACAGCATGATCGATGTCAGCGACCGCCTCTATTGGCGGGACGGGAACCTGGTCCGCTACCTGGACGCTTCCCTCCAGGTCGGGAGCGGGGAATGGGCCGACGATGTCGATGTCGATTCCTGGGAAACCGCACGAACCGAGGAGGATGACCCTGCGGCCCGCGAAGCGATCCGGCTGGAGGACTTCAAGTACCGCTCGCGGGTGCGCTTCCACCACAACGACCTCGGATCCCCGGCGCTGATGAAGCGGTGGTTGTGGGCCAGTTTTGAGCAACTTGGCAAGTGCCAGTTGTGGCTCCGCAACAGTCCGGCCGATACCGCGAAACTGATCCGCGGGCCAACCACCCAGGGGGAGACTCTTACTGGCCGGCGGCACCTGCTCCACATGCTCTCTGAAGGGCTTACGCTGGAGGTGGACAGCAAAGACCTCGCGGGATGGGAACTCGACCAGATCGTCATCGGTCTGGTTGCAAGTCGGAGGTGATCGTGGCCAACTACCTGCCATACCTGGACTTCCCGACCGACTATGTGGACCTTCCCGGTGCCAACGACTATGTCCACGCCGACCTTCTCAAGGAGGCGATCAACGACGGGTGTCTCCACTGGATCAACCTGACCATCGACTGGTTGGGAACCCTGACCCGGTCGGATGGCCAACTGAAAGACGAGTTGATCCGCCTGCGGACCCTCCACCCGGAGGTGCTGGCGGCGATGCTTGGCGTGACTGGATATGCCACCGCCCGCGCATCCACCACCGCCAACATCGCCTTGGCCGGCGAGCAGACCGTCGATGGCGTGGCCCTGCTGGAGGACGAGGTCTGCCTGGTCAAGGACCAGACGGACCCGGTCGAGAACGGCGTCTACCGGGTGGCGACCACCGATTGGGTGAGGATCGCACCAATGTTGGCCGGGGACCGGCCGGCCGGGGCGATCCTCTGCTGGGTGCTGGAAGGCACGGTCGGTGCCTACACCTCCTGGGCGTGGTTGCCGGATGAGGACGAGGTAGGGACCGATCCCATCACCTGGGAGGTGTTCCACCAGGAGTTCCGCCCCACCCTCGACGCCGACACCCTCGACGCACTCGGTGGCACCGAAGGCACTCCGTCGATGTCGAATCGGTTCGTGACCGACCAGGATCCCCGGCTGACGGTCTTCGACTATGGGAAGGACGGTCTGGTTCCCGGACCAAGCATGGTGACGGGCGACATCCGCGTCCTGTGCGAAGACGGACTCTGGCGGACCCTGGACGCCCTGGGCCTGGCCCCGACCTATGTCCGCACCGACATCGACACCACCATGGAGGATGGGATCAACATCCACTTTGCCGGCGGCGGGACCATCGACGGCATCCCCGATCCGGCCAATCCATCGGAAGTCGCCAACAAGAACTACATCGACACCGTCATCGCCAGCATTCTCGCGACCACCGGACCACTGCTCACGTGGAAGATCGACCTTGACGCCCTCAACGGCATCCTGGCCTGCGATGGGGCCGGCGCGTATTCGGTATGGGATCCGCTCTCCAGCGTGGTCACCGACGACAGCACCTACGGTGGCGGAGCGCAAGCGGTCGCGGCGTCCATCGATGCATTGAAGGGGGAAATCGATACCTTGGCCAAGCATGGCGGCGAGGTGATCGGTGCGCCGGCCAGCATCCTGTTCAACAGTGCGTCATGGCAGGAGATCGAAATCCCGATTGATGGTCTGCTGGATGGGTTCACCACCGTCCTGTCGGGTGTTGCCGGTCGTGCGCTCAAGGCCGACCGTGACTGCCGTGTCCACTTCGTCCTGGTCATTTCCGCCGCCCTCCAGTCATCTGGCGGATCCGACACCTACGAGTTCGCCGTTGCCGTGAATGGAACCCAGGTGACCAGCCGCAGCCAGTTCCAGCGTTGGAATGTGGCGTATGATTGGGAAACCGTGGTGGTATCCGGCCGGCTCGACCTGGTGGAGGATGACCTGGTGACGGTGCATGCTCGCAGAACCGCCGGCATCAACGCCATCATGGACTATTACAACGCAAACCTGACCATTGAGGATCGCTGACATGCCATGCGGATGCTTTGGTGAGGAAGGAACCTGCCTGGACGCCATCAGTCCGATCCGGTGCTGCCGGGCCGTCTACCAGGGGGTGGACGCCAAGGATCTGGTCCGTGGCGCTGATTTGCAGAAGATCATCGATGACCTGATCGCCGGACACAACAGTCAGGCGGTGGCTCTCAGTCACATCATCCGGTCAGATTGCACTTTGCAGGACGAGATCGTCCGTCTCCGCAACCTGCATCCAGAGGTGTTGGAGGAACTGGGCGAGTCGAATCTCGCCAGCGAGATCATCGACGACAGCACCTACAGCGGCAGTCTTCGCAGCGTGGCGGAAACCATCGATGTCCTCGACGGTCGCCTCGACGCCACCGAAGCAGACATCGCTGCGCTGGATGGGAGGCTGACCGCAGCCGAAGGCGCGATCACCACCTTGCAGGGTGAGATGCTGGCGGTCCAAAGCTGGATCAGCGCCCTGGATGCCGTCAACGGCATCATCGTCGGCGACGGGGCCGGCGGCTATTCCGCCTGGGACGGTGTCTGGACCGGCGACATGACCGTGGACGGCAAGCTGACCGTGACCGGCCTGATCGATCCGACCGGCATGGAGTTCGCCCCGGTAGCCGCGAACCCTGGGTCGGACCCTGACGCCACCATCTGGGTCGACAACTCTGACAAGCATCTCAACATGAGAGGGTTGAAGTCGCTCGGGAAGATCGCCGCCTGCATCGCCCTGCTCGCCGCTCCGTGGTTGATCGATTACCAGGGTGCCGCCACCAGCAAAGCTTTGGTCTGCGGCACGAACATCGTCGTGACCGGAACCGGAAAAGGCGGGTTGTATGTCGGGCGCGACATCACCGCAGTATCGCCAGATCCAGCAGGCTCGCCATGCCTGATCATTGGAGACGGTTTGACGATTCCAGATGGGGCTTGCTCGGAACTGACCCTCATCGGACGAAATGTCACCCTGACCACCAACTCCAAGGCCAATGCAGTCATCCTTGCGAACGGTGGCACCTTCGGGGTGGTCAACGACTCCGTGGTCGTCGGTCGTCCAGATGCGACCAACGCGCAGTCGGTGATCATCGGACGGATCGCCCAAGCCACCGGCTCGCAGGCAGTTGCGGTCGGCAGAGG